ACCTCGAGTTAAGGTTAGCGACTGGGCGGCGACGGAGGCTAGTATGTCCGTTGATTTCCAGCATACCTTTCCTCTAACTCACGAGAATGCTTTGTGGTGTCTCCACCATGCCGATTGGAACGACTACACCAAGCATCAACTCTACAATGTCTCCACGCTAGAGACCCTGCACAGACCTCTGGGAGATCATCTTAAGCGTGTGTGGTATCTCGGTGAGAGATCCTATCCTCTTCCCAGACACTACATGAGGCGATTTGGTCTGGGCTCGCCAGACGACATGGTCTGTCTCATCATACAGAATTTTCTCTGTCAGCTTCGCCAGGAAGAGTTCCATCTGGCGAGATTCGTTGCTGAGTTTCAGCGCATCTGGCGATCTAAGGGTAGAGATCCTGTGACACTTCAACTCATACCTCCGGGATATCACAATGGACGCTAAATTCACAGAACATCTTACGATACCCTCGGAAGAAGAAGAGCGTCCGGTGAGGATCTTCAACAGCATAGTTCTCGTCAATGACGCGAGGCATTGTCGACCCAAGCATCTCTGGCCCAAGGGCGGCAGGGAGTTAGATCAGCATCCCGGTTGGAGAGATCAGATAGAGCGTTATCTCGCAGCCTTCTGCGAGCCGGTGAGAACCATAGCGGACGAGCTTCGCTGTGTGGCCTGTGACGAGCAGGTGACAGGTCATCACGTCGGCATTATGGATTGGCGATATCGTAATCGACTCACCTTCTCAGAGGAAGGCTCTATGGAAGGTCGTTGTACGAAGTGTGGCTACCCATGCAGACTGAAGCACGAGATCTCCCTGCCGAGCGGACAGCTTCTCGTAAGACTTGTAGGCTTTCCTCTCTTCTACCACCCGACAGCCTGCCAGCAGACTAATTAGAGTTTGCACCGCGACGCGCGCGGGCGTAGCGTAGCGGTATGGCAAATGCTTCCGGAAAAGCGTCCACTGACGCACCTGCTAAGATCTGGTGTCTATTCAACGTAGCCAACAACTACGATCAGCCAGACTTCAACCTCGTAGCGTGGTGGAGGGAAAAGCCCTCGCTAGAGGTACTCGCGTCTACGCTCGGAATAGACTTTAGCAAGCCTGCCAGCGACAATCATGTCGTTGCAGTGGTCGGCGTCTGGACTGGGAACGGTAGTGGTAAGCTACCTTACAGCGACACAGTGTTCCGTCTGGAGGAAGTGTCGGAAGGGAAGAGATTGGATGACTAGCGTCTTCGTCGTTAAAGCAAACGATTCTTTAGACTGCGTCTTCAGCGAGAGATGGAAGACCGAAATCTACTGTCAGATGCAGAAAGAGTGGCAGAAGGAACGGATTCAGCCGTGGGGAGTCGGAGCGACCATCTACTATCGCTACGAGGAAGTCATGATGGATAGGCCGGGAACTCTGTTCTCTAGACCTACGAACTTAGGTCAGCGAGAGATGCCGACTAAACTTCAGCAGGAGGGATTTCGTGAGGCACTCAGAGCTCGTTGGGCTGAGCGACAATCGTCTAAGAGTTCTAGCGCCTGACGCCACTCATCAGCACTTCAAGGGTGGCTTGTATCGCTTTCTCGGTAAGGCGATGGGCTCCGACACAGGACGGCAGATGCGAAACGAGCATGGAGAATTGCTCGTAGCCTACATGCACTGCTATCCATACGAGAAACAGGTGTGGCTTCGGCCAGAGAGTGAATGGAGCTCCGTCGTAGACGGGAGGGATGGATTCGTTGTACCGCGTTTCCGCCCGATCGAGGGGACTGTGCAGTCGTGAAGTTAGTAATCTTCGGTGAGCGCCCCGGCCCAAACACGGACTCTCATCGTCCGCTCTTCCCGCACACGACGACGGGCGCAGCAGCGCGACTGATCCAGATGCTGGGCTTCACGAGAGAGGAATATCTCGAGAGAGTTAAACGCTACAACGTGGTAAACGATTACACCACTCCGACAACGGCGAGTCATGTTCGCGACCGAGTTAAGACTCTTCTGAACAGTTATCGTGAGTGTTACGAACCGCGTTTTCTAGTTCTCGGGAGGTCTGCTGCGTCGGCATTCCCACCAAAGTACAGATATCAGCCATTCGGATACCCGCTCGGTGATCTGATGATCATCCCGCATCCCAGCGGTCGTAATCGTTTCTACAACTCCCTAGATAATAAGCTCTTTATAGAGCAGTCACTTAGAGACTTCCTAGGGAGAATCTAGAGAACCGTAGGAGTTAGAAGTGCCCGCCTCCGGCATCTTCTTCACGATCCTTCTTCGGTCGGGTGCTCGGAGGATTAATGCTCTCCTTAGCCGCTTTAGTCCACTCAGAGACAGACTTACCGATCATCTTGTCGTCCGACGTGTAGGTCTTCTTAGGCTGACCGTCCAGTAGGATCACAGGTCCCTTCATGAGACCTGCTTTCTCGAGGATGCGCTCGAATCGCCCCATGTCCCAAGGGAATTTAACTCTCCTCGCCTCACTGAGACCGCGGATACCCTCTGCCGTCTGAACCGGTCGGGCGAAGAGGCCGATCTTTTCCTCCATCGCCCACCTGACGAGATGGTAGAATTCGTCGAATTTACCTAGCTCGTACTTGTCCGCTTTGTTCTCGCTACGCTCGCGATCCTTCTCGAGCATGCGACGTTTGTGTTTGGTGATGGGCGCCCATCCAGGATTCCACGGAGCCTCGGACTTGTAGCGCATCAGCCAAGCGCCGATGTACGCTGCGTTCGAGCTGAGTTCGTCGAACAGTTGATCTGCTTCTAGCTCTGTTAGAATCTGCTCGCAGTTTACCGCTAGGAGGCGACGATCGCTGCCCTCTAGTCCAGAGCTGTTCGCCAACGCCAGAGGAAATAGATCGTTAGACGTCATGTACCCGTTGAGGAAGTTTCGTTGGAGCTTTTGCTTCGTACCCTTGATGTTGATGTGGCGAGTACCCTGAGATCGGTCACGAAGATCTGCTTCGTTGAAGGGTAGGTAGCTGTGATTCTTCTTAAGTAATTCGTAGACCTCAGCGCTGTCGTGACTCTTCACCTCTCCCAACTCGTAGAAGAGAGTGCCGTCCATCCAGTCCTCGTAATCAGAGACGTAGCGCTGGACTGTCAGCTCCTGAACACGCTTACCACCGAGAAGTGCCGCCATCACGCGACGGAAGTACGACTTGCCGGTGCCGTTGTGCTCAGAGACGAGGACTGGGAACCAACCTTGCTTATCCATGGGTCTCGTGACGACGCCGTGGAAGTAGAAAGCAAGAGCGTCGCTGAGTAGACGTTTCTCGGTTCCGCCGATCGGGATACCGTCCGTGTTCTTCTCGGGCTCTACTATCTCGTTTCCGCTGATGCGCTGGAGATGAGCGATGAAATACTTGGCCTTCTCTGCAACCTCATCGTCGGAGATGTTGGAGTCGCCAGCTATCTCTGTAGCGCGGACGTACACGCCGCTGGGATACCACTCGTTGAGTAGCTTCTTTCCGGCAGGTGTGAGAATAAATGTCCCGCAGCCAGGAAGAAAGTCTAGATCCTCACATCTGTGCGTGTCTAAGTCGGACAAGAACTTCTTGCTCGGCGATCCAGTCTTGTCGCCGTACCGAGTTAGGTAGCGATCAAAGGCAGCAGGCGAGAGAATAATCTCGCGATCCTCGAGATTGTAGAACTTGTCCTCCTTAGCGACGTAAACCCACTGGCGACAGATATGCTCGAATGAGTCTACCGCCTCAGCTCTCTCAAGCTCTACCTCGGCGTCGACTGGACATCCTTCTGTGTGATCGCCTATGTCCCAACCGGGAGGAATTCCGGGGATGTTTTCTGTACGGACGATGCGAATTTCACGAGGCTTGTACTTCTGTGACTGAAGGAGAATCTGCACTCTCCTCGCGGCTTCGCGACCAGGAGTATCGTTGTCAGGCCACAGAATAACTTCGGCATCCTGCCAGAAGGCCTCGTCCGGTAGCCACAGATCGTGAGAACCTTTGACCCCACTGTATGAGAGAATCTTCCAGCGATCGCCTAAGAGCTCCTGCGCGCGATCCTTGGCTTTCTCACCCTCCACGAACAAGACGCGGACTGTGGGAGTGCCGTCGCCTAGCTGTTCGAGACCATAGGGCGGTACGAGCTTCTTAGCCCAATCCTTCTTCACCCATCCGCTGTGGGCGCGAAAGGTGACAGTGTACACTTCCTTCGTAGTGTTGCGAGAGTCTACCCGGTACTTGTAGCCGAGTATAGAACCGTCAACGTCCTGAAAAGTCCAGTGATCACGAAGAATACCGCGGTCCTTACGAAGCGCGTCGCACTCCAGAACCTTGTTCCAGGACTGCATGTCCTCAGGAATCGGAAACACCAATGGATCACCCTCGGCGTCCGACAGAGCCTTCTTGGCTTCCTTCTTGTCTAGAAATTTCTCGTCCAGAAGAAACTGAACGGCCTGAGCGGCCGAGCACTTCATGGTGGCTGATACAAATCCGATCAGCCCATGATGTGAGTCGTTAGCTGCCCAGTCACCCCAGTGACCATTCTGAAGATTGTAGTCGAAGCTGGAGCCCGCGCCACCCTCGACGGAGGCTAACTTGAATCGTCCTCCGTCCACGCGACCCTCGGGACGCAGCTTCTGGAGAACAGCTAAGGTCTTGTCGCGATGCTGTACGAAGTACTGATTGATGGACGGAACGTCCAGGGAGGATTTCAGAAAATCGGCAAACAGCATCTCTGCCATGGAACTCCCCGGCTCGTCTAAGACCAACAATCGCAGCGGTTCCACCCTAGCGCAAAGGTGGGCGAGATGCAAGCTGCGTGGCGTAAAAGGAGTTGCGTCCGGAGGGCCAAGGTGCCACACAGGGCCACGGCCCCACGGTAGGCGGTCGCACAGGCAAGGAGCAAGGAGATGTACGAGATTATGGATATCCCGAAGCCGGAGAATCTTCCGGCGAAGCGGGCGGGGGACACGAAGTACCCATTCGCTGACATGAAAGTCGGCAGCAGTTTCGTCGTGCCGTTCAGTGACATGAGGGATAACGAGGCGCCGGAGAAGTTTCGGGATCGTATCTACAAGTCGGCTCGTGAGTACGCTCGGCGAGACTTTAACACACGCAAGAAGGACAATCCTGCGGTTCTCATCGAGCGCAAGGAGTTCACCGCGGCGCTGATGCCGTCCGATGACAAGAATCAGCCGATGCGCTACGCGGCGGGCGACGTCGTGGTCTGGCGAGATAAGTAGACCAAGATTAAGTCTAGAATACAGAGGGGAACTAAGTAGATGTACGGAGTAGTATTTCTTCACGACGCGCCGGAGACCGGAGCTCGCAAGCTGGTATCCACCCCGGAGGCAATCGAGGCCGAGACTCCGGAAGACGCCAAGACAGAGGGAAGACAAATTCTAACAGAGCTCGCCCCAGAGCATCGCAGCGTCACGAAGCCGCTCTCTATCGTGGAGATTAGCGACGAGATGAAATTCGGTCTGACCGGCTGCGAGAGGGTCTTCCTGACCGCCGAGGAGGATGGCGAAGAGTTGGAGTTTGTCGACGTCACGGGAACGGCTTACTGGTCCTCGCAGGCGTGGTGGCACCGCTAGGGTCGATTGTCAAATGAATTGTCTCCTGCTAGCCATGAGGGTTCAGCAGGAGACAGTTTGTGGTCGAGGCGAAAACTCTTCAGACCTTCCTCAAGACTGAGGGCTACTACACCGGCAACATCGACGGGATCTTCGGGCCAAAGAGCCTCGCTGCGTCCCGCGCTGATCTCATCGCGAATAAAGTCAAGGCTCAGACGTGGAGTAACGCTCGCACGATCGTGGGCATTAATCAGCTCTTCCTGAACAAGGTGAATGACGCTCGACTCGTCGTTGACGGAGTAATGGGTCCGAGGACCAACGACGCACTCTACATCTATAACACGACGCTGCTTCGCGACATCGTCACCTTCTGGCCGCGACAGGTTGACGTGCGAGCAAACACGAGCATCTTTGGCAAGCCCGGAACGAATCAGGCGATGGTAGAGCTTCCGTACACGATGTACGGAGACTACGACCGGAAGATTAGGGTCAACGCCTTTCAGTGTCACGCGAAGGTGGAGAGTTCTCTCAAGCGTATCTTCGCGAGAACGCTCCAGTATTACGGTGCCGAGCAGATTCGCAAGCTCAATCTGGACATCTTCTCGGGTTGCTACAACTATAGGCCGACGACGGGAAGTTCTTCATTGTCACTCCACGCGTGGGGCATCGCGGTGGACGTCGACGCAGCTCACAACCAGATGGATGAGAGCAACGACGAAGCAGTTTTCGCAAAGCCTGTCTACGGTCCGTTCCTTGACTTCTGGGAAGACGAGGGGTGGGTCAACCTCGGCAGAGCTCGTAACTACGACTGGATGCACTTCCAAGCCGCGAGACTGTAGATGTCCGAGCCTGAGGCTGTTGAGCTCTACCTCTGGGCTGAGCTCTGGCAGTACAAGTCTGGTCGCCTCGGCTGGTCCCTGAAGGACGCCAACGGTGAGAGCATCGATCCTCAGGCGGCTTCCGAACTTGTCCTAGAGCTCGGTGAGTGGCTTCTCACGAACGGTGGCTCAGGGGATGTAGTCTCGAGCATCTTCATCCACTCATCGGGAAAATTGACGACACGTAGTGCTCACTATCTAGACATGACCCGTAGAGAAGAATTCGTATGGGTTAAGAAGAGCTTGCGTAAGGCGGTGCAGAGTCAACTCGGTCACATGGCTCAGCCTGGATTTCTATTCAGTCTAGTCTATTCGACTGAGTGGCTCTGGCACCGTCTTATGGGCCATTTTAAGCATTCTCAGAATGCACCGTTGGCAGCGGCTACCCCTGTAGCGGGGGCCGGTGGCACACTGCTCTCAGAAGCATCTGAGGCCGCTCAAGAACAGTCCGCGCGGGCGGGTGGCAACGTGGTGCAGTTCAGAAAACCTCCTAGGCATGATCTCAGTATTCTATAACGAAGAGATTATGAGCAAGGCTCAGGCTATCGTGCGAGAGGCCGAGACTCTTCCTCTGGAACATCGTGACGCTTACTGTCAGCATCGATGTGGCCTGAGCTACAGCTATCTACGCAGAGTCGGAGTGCAGTTTAAGAAGCCGAGTAGCCGCGTACTGATGAACCTAGGATATGAGATCTACGTCAAGGACCTCGCCACCGGAGAGCTGAGCCGGTTAGAAATGGACGTAAAGTGCGACTGGAATCCTTCCAACCCGAGACTGAATCCCAGTTCTACACCCGTCTTCGTGAGCGAACAATCGGAGACTTCTACTACGAACGAGTAGAGCCCTCTACAGAGTCAGGGTTTCCCGACCTGTACTTCGTACGGCGAAGAGGCCGCTTTCCATGTGAAGGCACGATAGAGCTGAAGATCACTACAGCCAAGGTGCCGAATCTCCGAGCGTTGTGTCGAGGAACGCAGAAGTCTGCTCTTCTGGAGTATTTCGCTGGTGGCGGCCGGAGAAGGTTTGCGCTATGCTACGCGCACGGTGAAGTTTTCCTGTGGGATACAGCAGACTACCGGAGAGCGCTTCGGCAAGATAACGCCGAGGATTGGACCTCTCGGTATCCGCTTGAGCACAAAAGCTTCTCCGCTTGGCTGGCGAGTGAGTTGGAGGTAGAATGAGTCGTTTCGACGCAATGGCATCGGCGAAGATCTTCTCGGGCAAGCCCGAGGACACGCCGAAAAATCTAGCGCTCATCAAATATCCGGCGCTGGTGTCTCTGAAGTATGACGGCTGGAGGATGTTTGAGTTAGGGGGCGAAGTTCGTCTTCGCTCACTGAAGCCACCGAAGAATACTTTTGTGCAGAGCTCCATGCGCGATTTATTTGCCGCCGCCTCCGGTCTCGGAATCAAGGGTCTGGATGGAGAGGCTCTTCCAGGAGATCCCTGGGATCCTAACGCCATGCAGGCGTGTACCTCGGCCTTCAACTGCAACTACCGAGAAACTAACTTCGGTTTCTACGTGTTTGACAGTCATCAGCATCCAGAGCTGCCTTTCAAAACCAGACTCCAGTATGCTACTGAGTCTGTGAGAATTCTGCGAGACAAGGGCTGGACAGCGGAGGATGGTGCTCCAGTGAATATACAGGCTGTCGAGCACACACTCGTCCACAACCAAGAAGAGCTCTTCTCCTACTATGACGAGATCATCGCCAAGGGAGGCGAGGGCGTCATGGGAAGACATCCCGAGGGACTGTATAAGTTCGGCCGCAGCACGATGCGTGAGTCCTGGCTGTGGGCTCTCAAGCCCTACGTGGATGACGAGGCTGAGATCATCGGCTTTGAGGAGATGCTAGAGAACCAGAATGAGCTCACGTACAATGAGCGAGGGTACGCCAGCCGACAGGGACTCAAGGAGAACTTGGTCCCCAAGGGAACACTCGGCAAGTTCGTGTGCCGGTCTGCGAAATTCCAAGAGACGTTTAGCGTCGGAATGGGCGTCGGCCTCACTTTCGAACTTCGGGATAGGATTTGGAAGAATCGCGACGCCTACCTTGGTCGAGTAATCAAGTATAAGTATCAGGAGATCGGTGTCAAGGAACGTCCGCGCCAGCCTAAGTTCATGGGCTTTCGTGCGAAGGAAGACATGGCAGGTGCTTGAGGTCATTTCTTACGGAAATGGTTTCCGCTGGCGCTGGATTAGCTTCTGTGGTAGAACGCTGGTCGAAGACTGGACTTGTCATCCAGACGACGGTGTAGCTTTCGCAGCCGCGAAGAGCTATCGTACGAATTTCTGGGCTGTGTCCGATGGGATAGACCACCGACAAGCTCGTTGTGTGTAGGAGAAGAACATGGCTGTTGAGATGACTAATGTCTCCATCTTTACTGTGAAGTATCTCGATCCAGACGGCATCCAGAGGTTCGTAGATCTTCAGGCTGTCGGCAGCTCGGACGCGCAGGATAAGTTTGCGCGCGAGTATCGGGGCTGCTCGATCGTGAACGTCTACCGTAAACAGTAAGACTGTTCTCGTGAGCGTAGCCGTGCTACCCAGAGCGCGGAGGTGTGCTATGACCTATCTACGACTCGCAGCGCTTGGTCTAATGCTCTCGGTCGGCTCTTGTGCTGGTGGGGACGCTCTCACTGCAAAGCCTGTCCAGTGTCCGGACGGATATCAGCGGAAGGGAAATAAGTGCGTCAAGGTGCCTGCACCGACACCTGTTCCTGAGCCTACGCCTACTCCGACTCCAGAGCCTGCGCCGACGCCTGTGCCAGAGCCGACACCTACTCCGACTCCAGAACCTACGCCGACGCCGAGTGGTAATTGGGTCTCTGCTCCGATGCAGTTTGACGGCTACGCGCGCCTCAAAGTTCAGGCGAAGGGTTGGCCGAAGCCGACAGGCACGGCGAATCTATCGTCCTACGACTACACGAACATTTACCGAACAGCTCCGTCTGGCGAAGTTTTCCGCGTAATCTCTAACGCTGGTTTCTACGCGGACAACACTGGTCGTAAATTCTGGCCTGTGATCTCTCTCACCAATCTTGGGGAGATTCTCTTCTTCTACGACGACGAGCTCGAGGGTGTAACGAAAGCTACTCCGTAATGGGAAGACCTCCTGCGAAGACTAGAACTTTCCGCTTCTGTCCTTCTTGCGGGACTGATCTCGAGTCGTTAGAGCCGATACGCTTCAAGGATCTCTACGCGGATCCGTTAGGAGACACTTACTGGAGGGGGCGGGAAGTATCTCTCACTCCGACCGAGCGTATCTTAGTCAACACTCTTCTGACGGGTCAGCCCTCGGGCGGATACAAGAGAGGACGCGGAGATCGAGGCTTCTTCGTGAACTCGATCGTTCTGTGTGAGAGGGCCGGAATCCTAGCGGATAGTTTGGCCCCGATGCTTTCTAGAATTCGTGGGAAGTTCAAGCAGGTAGATCCTGACTTTGATCATATAGAGTCGGACTACAAGCACGGATATCGCTGGTCAGAGATTCACATTAAGCGACAGATAGCTGCCTTCTATCCCAACTTCGTACTGTACGACAATCAGGAACTCATCTGGCGACAGGTCTATCGCGTCCATCTCAGCGCTAAGGAGAGCGAGGTGATGCGAGTTCTGATGGAAGCCAAAGGCGAGCCGAGAAGATGGCAGCAGTTAGATGCCGAGTTAGGTTTCGGAGAAGATAACACGAAGAAATTGGTCTATCTACTTCGTGCCAAGTTCGAGAAGACAGATCCCAGCGCTAAGGCGATACATAGTCATCGAAATGAAGGCTACCGACTAGTCGCTCCTAATTTCCAGCCTGCCTTAACAGCTCGTCAGCACAGCTGCCGCAGAGGACAGCTAGCGCGGAGAAGTCCCACCTTGCAGCGTGAGACCGATGCTGCTAAGGTTGGCAAGCGTTAACAAGGCGAGGATGCCCGTTTACGTGGATCAGGCCGAGAACGGCTTCGGAAGAATGAAGATGTGTCACATGATAGCTGACACGTTGGAGGAACTTCACGCCATGGCCGAGAGAATCGGCATGAGACGTGAGTGGTTCCAGCCCAAGTCGTTCCCTCACTACGACGTCGCGAAGGGTAGACGCCAGCAGGCGATCAGTCTCGGAGCTATCGTCTGCGATCGTAGAACCTTCGTAGGGCATCTCAGGAGGATACGAACGAGTGCTAACCTGGGATAAGCGTAAGCTCAAGAATCCAGAGCCCTGCAAGGAGTGTCCCTTCAGAAAGAAGTCTCTACCTGGATTCCTCGGCGGTCACCCGTTGGAGCCGTATCGCCAGCCTCCAAGTGTAGGGATGCCCACGAGTTGCCATTGTACGGATCATGGTGCAGACGACGAGAGGACCGGTTTCTGCGCGGGATCTTTAGCTGTGATTGCTAATGATCCCGATGTTCAACCTCTTCTCGAGTATAAGGAAGCCTGCGAAAGAGTCGGCCCACGTGAGGATTGCTTCGACTCTTTAGAAGACTTTGCACGATATCACGAAGGTGCCGACGAGTTCGCCGCCCGCTGTAGGAGATTTTAAGAATGCGGAGTACTTTCCTAGTTGTCTTGGGACTACTGTCAGGGTATCCCACAATGGCGGCGGCGGCGCAGGACAGTCTCACTCTTCGTGAGGAATGTACTCGCGATCGCTGCGTCTACTACCACGGCTCCACGAGGGAGTTCTCGGTAGAGAAGGAGTATCAAACCGATCGTCTCGTGGTACGGAATGGACAGCGAGATATCGTAGCGAAGATTACGAGGCAAGACAATGGAACTGTCAAAGTTGAGAGAGCTCGTCGGCGACGGTAAGATCGCTGCGGTGACATTCATCAAGCGATCGAATGGGGAGGAGCGAAAGATGCTCTGCCGCACCGGCGTCAAGAAGGGCGTGACAGGTCGCGGTGCTGCCTACGATCCAGCCACCAAGAATCTGCTGACCGTCTTCGACATGGAGAAGCAGGCGTTCCGCACAATCCCGGCCGAGAATGTCGTGGAGATCCATGCGCGGAAACATCACTACAACTTCAGGTAGGCTGCTGATGCTTGCTCAAGGAGGCGGGGCAGGCTACATAGGGGCTAGGGCGCAACCGCGCCCCTCTTGCTGCTTGCCGCACAAGATGAGACCCGCCGACACGGCCCTCGACCTCCTGGTCGGCGGGTCTCTAAATAGGAAGTTATCTTGCGAGCAATTCTGATAAACCCCGACTTCTCCAAGATCGACGAGATTGAGGTAACTCTAGAAGGCGAACTTCCCATCTATCAGAGTGAGACCTATGCGCCTCACTGGATAGTCTCACAGACCTTACAGGGCCACGTCGGTCTAGTGAGTGAGAATGGAATCGTCGAGAAGAAACGCCTCTGGTATTTTCGCAATGTCCACATCTGGGGGCCGATGCTGATCGTCGGAGAATCTTCGCAGGGCTACGCAGACGCTTCTGTGAGCGTCGAGAAGGTGCGGGGCCTAGTGCGGCTGTAGCGGGCGGCGGACACTGCTCGAGAGGCCATTTTACAAGCTCTCTGAGTACGTTAGCGGCAGGGCTGGTGGGCTGGCCCACGGCCAACCGCACCACAGAAACCTCAAAACAACATCTATTTTGTACGAATCGTCCAACGATCGTCGGCGAGGTTCTCGTCGGCTGCGAAGCGCAGGTCTAGATACCCGTAGCCGCTGTCACCCCACGAACTATCCCAGCTATTCGCGAAAATGAGCACCTGCTCCGGAATGGCGCTGAGAGGAATACCCGCCGTGACGAATTTATGAGCGGTGTCAGACTCGCGGAACTTTAGATCATAGCCACCGTACTGAAGAGCGTGACCACCTTCCATAGTCTCGCCGGCTTCGGGATACGGAATAATGCCAGTGCGATCGGCGAGCGAGGTGAACATAGAGCTGTAGCACGAGATGCCCATCACGAAACCGTGACCAGAGGCCAGACACGCGATCATCTCCTCGACACTCGGGCCAACGCGAATGTACTGACCGAACTTCTTGCGAGCGGCGTCCTTATCGGCCTTAGCGGAGGGATCCACGAAAACGTTCTTAGGTTCGTCCGGCCAGAGTTTCTCGGTCGGGACGCCGTAGCTGTTCACGACCTTAGCTCCGTCCCGAATGTAGGCACCCGCGTCGATGTCACACTCTCCGTTCAGCCGACGCTCCTCGTAGTAGATTGCGAGAGCCGATTGTTCCACCAGTTTTCGCTCACGTTCTGCCTCACGAGCCCACGCCTGACCAGTGCAGCTACCGAATTGTCCCTGATTCTTGATGCGCGGCTTGCGAAAGCGCGGAACTTCGAAACGCACAGGCGGAGTCTTGGAGAGTTCCTCCTTGCCATGCGGTGTCATGCTATAGCGATAGTCCCGAAAGTCGGGAAGATCAGGACGCCACCCTAGACCACGATTTGTCTTGACGTGAAGGATCGGTGCTGTCATGGAAGTTACTCCGCTGCGATGGGTATGTTCTTCTCGACGATCTCGCACATATTGCCGACACAGGCAAACTCGCGAGTTCCTTCTACGGTGTCGACTCCCTTCTCGTAGAGCTCCAGCTTCGTCCAGTCTATGTCGTCTGGAATGGAGCTGGCGAGAATTTCGTAAACCTTCTTGTCGATGGTCTCGTACGGAAGCTGAGTGTAGACGCTATCGTTCTCAAAGTGTGGGAGGAAGCTGACGCCCGCGAGATGATCGAAGTTCTTGTAGACCCAACCGCCGACTTCCGGCCACTCTTCTTCACGAACACTGATGGTGCAGCTCACAGCATGCTCGGACCAGTTGAGGTTGTACAGCTTGACCAGCTCGAGATGCTCTAGGGCCGTGACCTTGTCGCGAGTAACGGTGGACTCGGCCAGCTTAGTTGGAAAGCTGAACACCGTCATATCCTGCGGCCTACCGTCGTGAGGCTCGTTAGGAACACCCATGTCGGACATGAAGATCGTAACTGGATCCTTGTTGTCCTGCGAGATTCTTCGGATATAGTGCGGCGCGTGACCCTGATGGATACCCGATGAACAGAGTACGAGCTGACTGACTGTACCGCTCGGCTTGATCGTAGTCACGGCAACGCTCGGCGAGATACCGATATTCATAGCGTGGATGCGATTATGCTTGATGGCAGTGGCCTTCATGCGCTGAAGTTCACTAGCTAGCTGAGGAAGACCCTTGTCACCACGCATGAGAGGATTGTCGTAGACGCCGGTGAGACTCACGCCAAGAAGCCGTTCTTCCTCGGCGTTAACTTTCCATTCGGGCTCAACAAAGCTGAAGCGCGTCTGAGTTGACTGCCACGTACCGAGAATACTCGCAAGACGAATCTTATCGCGAATCTCTCCGGCGCTGTCCTTTTCGCGAAGTACTACCTCGCTGAGATTGCAGAGGCCGCGCGGACGTAGGATGATCTCACCACAGGGATTAGTCCCGAACTCGTATCTATGATCGCGACGCCCAAGATTCTGAATCTTCTCCACAGCGCCGTAGCGATTGTAGATGCCGCGTTCGCCAGACTTAGAGTTGTAGAGAGCCAACCACTCCTCCATGAATTGACCGACCTCTGGCTTCTCGGTATAGGCGACAGAGTTGTTGGCGAGAGCTAGATGCGGCTTGTCTTGGATCCAGCCGCCTGACTTGGCGTCACGCATACGAAGATCGCTCAGATTGCTGAGACTGATCTCCGCGCTGCGGCGAACTCCACCGACTACGACGACCTCGCCCGTCTTGGTAGCGATCTCGTGGGCTTCGAGAGAGTTGAGCTTGCGACCAGCAGCACCCCTGAAGATGCGCACGGTAAAGCTGCACAAATCTAGCAGTGGGGCAGGCCCGCTTGCGCGCCCTCCGAACGTTCTGAGGCGCTCCCCTGCTTTTCTGACTAGGCTGGTGTTAACCCTTGGCACCCGGCCCGCGTACAGGTGCTCGATGAGCTCTAAAAACGCCTGAGACCAGCCGAGCTTACTGTCCTGCACTACGATCTCGTCGGCGACGTTGGTGAACTCGTTCGGAACCTCCGGAAGCTGCTTGATGATCTGTCTCTCCACGGAGAACCCGACGCCAGTTCCACACATCAAGATGTAGAGAATCTCGGCGAAAGCTTTCGGGCGATCGATCGGAAGATAGGCGCAGTTGAAGACGCTGATATTCTCACGCCGTGCTGCCTCTCCGGCGGTCATCATCGCTCGCATCGAGGGCATGATCGCTAGATTGGAGACAGCATCCATCAGCTCAGAGCGAAGCTCCTGTGGAACCTTGTAGCCGTGATGTTCTTCGAGATCTTGTTCGAAATAATCGAAGTAGCGAGTGACGGTTTCGTCCCAGTGCTCTCGCCGACCCTCCTGCTCTAGATATCTCGCGTAGCGCGACTTATGAATGAAATTCTGGTACGGGGTCGGGAGCTGCTTCTGGAGCATCCGTTGTGTTTCCTCTTGTTTGCTCGCCAAGGGTACCAGCCTAGCCCAAATAACCCTCCAAAGACAAGGGCTTATGCGCCGACGAGAGGACGTACACCGCGCCGCCGAGACTTCTCTGCAAAGTGGTTGATAAGCTGCGAGAAAGCGTCCGGAATGTCGTCGTGGACTGCTGCCGGAAAGGTCAGCAACTCTTCCAAGAACTGAGGAACCCAGTCAGCTCTGCGAGGAATGAGAACACGCTTGGCTTCCATCGCAGGAATTGCCAGCTCAAAGCGCATCTGCTTGTCGCCGAGTTTCTGCGGCGCTACCGGGACGATGTTCTGACCAGAAGTACGAAGAACCTGAATCAGCGAAGTGCCGGTGCCCTTATTCTCAATGAGGACTAGGTGCGCGCCCATGTCTGAGTTGAAGCGAGGAACTTCTCGCATCAGTGTATGGAACTCCGCCTGTTTCCGATACATTCCCTTCAGCCAGAAGCGTCGAGTCTTCAGACCCATTGCGGCTGCGAGACCTACGGTAAAGTCAGATCGCTCGTTGGCGGTACCAGCGGTGTCCCACGACACGATGTTAAGAAGAGGCTCGTCAGTGGGAAGACGATCGTAGTATTCGAACCACTCACTCTTAACCTCACCCGTCTCGGCAGGGCGCGGATGTTGTTGGTACAGAGCATTCCACTCGTCGAGATTTCCGTCGGCAGACATGCCACCCTTGATCTCGAGTAGCTTGTCCACCGGATACATCTCAGGCCACAGGGCGTCGCCGTACTTACGACCAAGCTGATGCTCGAGTTCCAACGTGGGGTCTTCGCAGATGGCCGGAAGGCTGATTAACTCGAACGGCTCGATCTCGCCACGCTCGGACTTCTTGAGAACTTCTCCAGTGAGATCGTCCTCGTGCCAACGAGTAGCGATAATGACGATGACGCCACCTGGGAGAAGTCGCGGTACCACGTCCACGAAGAACCATTCGGAGATCTTCTTTCTCTCAGTGGCTGAGTAAGCAACCAGCTTTGACTTGTAAGGGTCGTCCACGAGGATTAGGTTGGCGCGGCGACCGACGACCGTGCCGCCGACACCCGTCGTATAGTACTCGCCTCCGGCAGTGGTATCCCATCTATCCTTGGCGCGTGTGTCTGGGCTGATCTGTATCTCGAATAAACGGCGATACATCTCATTATTGATCAGGTTACGAACCTTAGCCCCGATCTCGGCGGCGAATGGCTGAGTGTGAGAAGCTGCGATAATCTTGTCTTGTGGACGATTGCCTAGCCAGAAGGCAGGAAAGTTGTGAGAGGAATAGACGGACTTAGCGTGTGCCGGTGGCATCGCGATGATGAGACGTTTCTTGACACCGCGGAGCGCTGCGTCGAGAGCACGACATACGATTAGGTGATGTGGCGCAGGAGTGTGAATGTTCTCGGTTACGTAGGGAACGAAGTTCTCCATGTGCATCTTCGCCTCCTCTCGGCGAAGTAGCTCACGGATGATTGCTTCTTCGTTCACTAGATCTCACCATCGCGATCTTCAGCTTCCTGAGCCTCCACGGAGCCGGGAAGTGCCTCCTGTTTCGGAGCGGGGATAACGGCTCCAATCGTAGAGGCTAGTCGCCTACGAAGCTCGTCTGAAGTCAGTTTCGTAGGGTCGAGCTGCTTGGTGGGATCTGAGTCATCGCCCGCTGGCTTCGGATCATAGTGACCCGCCGCCTTACCGAGCTGAGTCTCAGCGGCGAGAGCAACCTTGAAGTTGTCGTCGTCAAAGGCTGCGTTACGAATCTTCTTCAGAAAAGCCATGTGATCGGCTAGAGAATGCTCAGCAGACGTAGCCCTGTGCAGACGCACAATGTGACCTCGCGTCAGAGGATGCATGATCGCGTTAAGGTCAAAGCTGTCGACGCCGAGAATTCGCGCAATTCTCAGAGGATCCTTGTCACCCTTGACGTAAGCCTGCGCTAGTTCAAGCGCCTGCTCGTCAGTTAGCGTTGCTGCGGAGAACGCGATAGAGTTCATAGGTAGCCCTTGCGTCGGCCATTGCGTCGTGCGCTCCAGAGAAACCCTTCGAGTCTACCAAGATCTGGTAGGCCTCTTGAAGAGAGGGCCATTTGTAAGTTCCCGGTCGCTTTGGATTCGGCAGCTTGCAGAGCGGTACGGCCTCCTTCATCGTGCAGAAGCGCGGCTTCTTGAGATTGGCTCCCCTACCGCCTTCACGAAGCGTCGCCGTCATCATCATGTTGACGTCGAAGTCAATGTTGTGACCGACCAGAATGTCGGCCTTACCGGCGAAGCTATCCAAAAGCTGGCAGGCGCGGATGCGACTGATGCCTACGCGAGCAGTCATAGCGCGGTCGATGCGATGAACCTCGTAGGCCGCGTCGGGGATCTCGATGTCGGAGTGTACGAAGACGTTGATGGCACTGTAGACACGCTCTTCGTCGCAGAGCATGGCGCATAGCTGAACAACGTCGGGCTGATGCTCGGCTCCTGCCGGAGCGCGATAATCGTAGATTCCGGTGGTCTCGGTGTCGAAGAGACACGCAAGCATGGTGCCAACTTTCTAGTCTAACTCAGTCTAGACCAGAGAGCTCTAGCTCAGCACAGCTCAGTTGACAAGTGGAGAATTGGGGAAAGCGAGGGTAACGAACTCTACGTCGCCAGAGCGCAATTCCCGCTGCGCCTCAGTCACCGACGGGACGGTGATACCCTCGCGTCTCCCTCAGCAGTCATAAGCCTCGCGGACCTTAGACTAGCCTCGGGAAGAGAATAGGAAGCAGACTACTGTAGTTTCCACCCTAGAGTGGAGGCTTGTCGCGCGGTCTGCCAGCGCCGCCTAGCTGCTAGGTGCCACGGCCTAGCTCCCGGTGCAAGCGAAGATTAGTCGCTGTGTGCATCCACCAAAGCTTCGTGCTGCGTGAACTTGTCGTCAGGATAGAAAGCAACCCAATAGTCGTTTTCTCCGGGAGTGAAGAATTCCACAGCAGGAGGATTATCTATCGTCATGCGCCAGTGTAGCTCACCGGGATGCTCGTAGTCAACTGATGTGTAGGCGTTCTTATTGTAGCCGTCGTAGCTCAGCTGAACTTGTTTGCTCGAACCATAGTCTTCTACGACGTGGACACGCGCAGGATGGACGTGTGCTGCTTTCTCACACTTGGGTCTGGACTTAGACTTGAGTGCTACGACGTAGAACTTCTGCCCGTCTTTGAACGAGCGAAGGCTGTGTCCTAACTTCATCTCACCCCACGGACTGTAGCGTGTGAAAAGTTTATCTTCGTCGGCCTTGGCGTAAGCCGCCATGAGATCGTTCTCGCACACGCAGGACAACTTACTCACACTCCCAGAGCCGAAGTTCAAGACACCATTCAACTGCATCTTCGCGATGACAGGCATAGTCTATCTCCATTGAGATTAATTGTGAGGAATCTCGTCTACGGAACTCGGACGCAGGGGCCGGAATGTTACGTCGGCGCGCTGCTCACGGGTCTGCCCGTCTGGCGAAGTTCTCACTTAGCAGCTCCGAGCCATGTTGACAAGTGATCACCGAGTGTAACGCAGACCGGCGTCAGTGTCTATACAGCGGAGACACATTCGGCAGTTGATCTCAGGTTCGCGCGTCTGAAACAACTCGGGATGAGGCTTTCCGCAGCGAGCACGACCATCAGGAAGAATATAGTGAACTCGTGGGTACGTCATACGTCATGCTCCCAACCGAGCTCTCCGTAGAACATCGCACGGACATTAGGATCGTGAAGATTGTAGATAGGAATCTTGTGCGCCTCGGCGATACGGAGAGTCTGACCAGTTCCACCGGAAGCCTTTCCGTCCTTAGTCCAGCAGACTACGAACTTTGACGGAGTGTGACAGTCCGCTCCGAGAACCTGGAAGGTGTTGCGAGTGTGCATCTTTCTCGCACCCTCGGAGCAGGCCTCCCAGTTCGGATGAAACTTTTCGGCGATGCTACGAGCTTCTCCTAGTGCCAGCTTGGAGTCCGGAATTGTCTGAGGGCGACGCTCGAATCCGTGCCACGGTACGAAGATCTCCATCTGCACGAGAACTGGAGTACCGTACTCGAAGGCCTGATCTGCTCCCTTAGCTCCTCCGCTTCGTAGCGTGTAGCCGCGATCAGCTAGCATACGTGCGATGCCACGCATCAGACCGAGGATATTTCCAGGAGTCTCTCTACTACCGATCCCGGCGTAGGCGGCGTAGTCTTCAACCCTCTCGAACACGTTCGTCGGCCTCCCACATAAGACGTCTCTTGAAGCGCTCCATGTCGTATAGGTGCGACCCTGCGTTGGCTTCACTCGTGAAAAACATCTCACGATCTGAGCTTTTCTCCCCGCGCATTCCTATCACGAGTACAGTCTCAAATGGGTCGAGAATGTGCTCTCGTATCGCGCCCAGGAGTACGTTCTGAACCGGCACAGATTCTTTCGTCTGCATGTCAAGGCGCACGACGCTAGAAGCTGTCTGACGGTTAATGAGATCGTGCAGCACGGCAGCGTCTTCTTGCGACCAATGGTGCCCGCTAAGATGTTTGACGGCGAGATCAAGTAGAGTGGGCATTAAGATACCTCGTCGGTGCAGATAATGGTGTACCACATAGAGTCGCTTGGGGTCACCACTTGAAAAACTGTGTATCCTTGGCTCTCGATATGGTTTAGATATCTTACAAGCGAAGGAGACTCCTTGAAGCCCTCTGGAGCGTTTTCCTGTGAGCCTGTGTAGCGATAGAGATTGAACTCTGCGAACTTACGATTCATACTACCTCACTAAGTCGCAGTGCTGAGAGGCGCGCGTGATGGCCGTGTACAGCCAACGATCATGACCATCTCCGGGCCAGTCGTCGCAGACTATGATTTGCTTCCACTCTGAGCCTTGGGACTGATGACAGGTAATCGCGTATCCCCACCAGAACTTCCCGAACTGGTCGTCAAGATAATCAGTCTGCGAACGGCCTCCAAAGCCTCTGGTCCACGCATCCACGTTCGTAATGACTCGACCGTAAGGGTCCTCAATGTCCATTCGCGTGACGGAACCGTTGCGCGTGAGCTCACTTCTCTTGACGGTGTAGAGCTCACCATTCATTATTCCTCTCTTCTTGTCGTTGAACACGGCGACAATCTTTTCACCGACTTGAGGATAGGCGGTGTTGAATCCCAGCTTTCCCCTGACGAAGCGGCATAGTCTCTCGCGAGTCTTGTGAGTGCCACAGATGATTTGATCGATCTCTAGCCACGACGAGTCAGGAAGCGTGTTGCGGCCATGGATGTTCAGGCTCTCGTTACGAGAAATCTGACCTCCGCTGCGTAACTTCTCACCGGCGAGAGGGATACCAGCGCCGACACCCTTCTGCCGCTCGATGCGAGTTAGAACTGTATGAGGCCTGACGTTGTGCCAGAAGGGCTTCGCCTTTACGGGCGGGAGCTGGAAGGGGTCGCCAACGAGAATCGTCGGGATACCGAAGGAGATAATATCCTTACCGATAGTCTCGTTGACCATGGAGGACTCGTCCACCATGATGAGGCTGAACTTCTCCATCAGCTCCTGAGGTTCCTTCTTCCTCACTGGAAGATCCTCGGCCATGAGGTCGCGAATATTCTGCTTGTGCTGAGACAATTTCTCAGTCTTCACCTTCTCGAAGATCTTCTGTCTCTCGATAGGGTCGCTAGGAAGCTCCAGGCCCTCGAACTTAAGAATCGTCTCACCACGTTCCTCACAGAACTTACGGAACTCTGTCTCGTCGAAGGCTAGACCATCGCGCTCCAGTAATTCGTCGTACTCCGAGCGAAGATCTTGCCCGGACTGGACGATGAGGGCCTCGCTGAGTTGATTGAAGCTCTTAGCTTCCTCCCACATCCTGAGGCGTTCTCGCTGAAAGTTGATCTCCTCCGACACCGTGATGTAGATCAGCTTATGAATCGTCTGGGTGAACATCCCAGTCTTGTTGGCGAGGACCTTAGCTGCTCGATTAGTCGGAGCACACAGAGCCACGCGAGAGTACGGGGTTCTGAGACGTCCTATGAGTATCCTCAGTAGTGTCGTCTTACCCGTTCCGGCATACCCCTGCATCACGTAGGGGGCCTCGTGGGCGCGACCGGAGTTAAACCAACGAACTGCATCATCGACAGCGGCACGTTGCTGCGGATTCAGATCGTCATAAGTTAACTCAACAGCCGCGCCCACTCGCCCCGCCCCGGAGCTCTCGTCTGCAACTTCAACCGTCACTGCATTCACGTGGAAATTCTCCTGTGAGGCTAGATTATTCCGGCATAGGCTCGCTACAGCCGGCGACGACGAACTGAGGATTATGACCCCCGTAGCTGTCGCCGAACTGACCAAGGGCAGTCTTCAGCGCCTCCATACCGGCGCTGAGATTCGCGATATCTCCGAGAGCACCAACAGCTCCGGCGAGCGCTGAGTAGGCTTCGTCCAGCGCAGAGCGAGAGATAAGAAACTGTTCGCTCTGCGGCGGATCACCATGGGGCATGTCATCCTCGTCCATTAGGTTTCTCCTTTATGAAGGTCGATGTCGCACTCACGCTAGAAGTTCTCCGCCTTCTGTGGCCCATCCTCAGGAACCGTAGGCCAGACGTACGGAAGATCAGGCGGCTCGGTCCAGTCGAACTGACCGTAGTGTGTAGGATCCTTCCGTAGAAGGTTGCTGCGATGACTGGCGTGAAAAGCCTCGTCGCCGAGCCACGGCGGCATGGAAATACTCCACTCAGCATTACCGATATCGTCTGACAGAAACTCCATCGTGTTGTTGTACCCGCGACGCACCCACTCGTAGATCATGCTCATCTGATAGAGAGCTAAGGCATGTTCGTAGCCTCGCCACATCTTCGCGGCAGGATGATTCTTCCATCCTGCTCTAGAATGAACCACCGGAATGATACGTGAGATTTGACCCCGGAGTACTTCAAAACCGAGAGCAGATAGAAGCTGCTTACACTCTACGCGCTGCTTCCCGAGACGGCGATAGTCTAAGACCTTAGCCGACTCAACGAAGCTAGGGTAAGGGAGAAAAGTCTGCATGAGCCTCCTTGTAGGGTCGCACCCATTCGGGGAACTTCTTAAGCATACTAGCAAAGGTAAGCTCTTCCAGCAAGCCGCGGACTGCGCCTTCGTCAAACGTACCCATGCGGGTTCTCAGTCCTGGAATCTCGCGGATGTCGCGAAGCTCGATGAGTGCCTTGTTTCGCAGATAGAGCTCGTCTCCAGAGAAGAAGCGATCCAGGCGTTCCTGCTTCGTAGGACCAACGCTCATGCCCATGAGGTACTTCTTGATCGTGAGCTCTCCGACACCGTCGATGCCATCAACGCAGTCCACGCCGTCGCCGATAGCGCAGAGTCCCTTTACGAATTCGTCAGGACTACTCCACCCGGTGATCTCTGCAAAGTTATCCACCGTGACCAGCTTCTTCTCGGCCTTGCGACCTTCCTGCTTGCAGCGATAGTAGATAGAGATTCCAGGTCGCACTAGCTGGAGCCAGTCTTTATCGTTACTGACGAGAATGGCGTGGTCCAGAGTGTTTGCCAGCATGGCTCCGATGTCGTCCGCCTCGAAGCCCTCGGCGTGAAGCTGGTCGGCTCCTACAGCTTCGAGGAAATTCTCGACTTGTTGAAGCATGATGCGTTTAGCGTCATTCATAGACGAGGGGCGATCACCCTTGTAGCCAGGATGAATCGTCGTGCGACGCTCGCTCCCGCGATCCCAGCATACGAAGATGCCGCGAGGGCCGAACTTCTTCACGGCAGATGTGAGTTGCGTCACGAAGCTGTACGTGTAGCCATTCGTTAGAAACGCCGCCGGTCCTGCGACGGAGTGAAAAACGGACAGCCCGTCGACTATAAGCGCTGGTCTCTGCATGTTTACATCGTGCCCTTCTGAGTGCTCCTGTGCTACTACCGCGCCGCCAACCTAGCGCCCGCTGCTACCAAAGCCGCCGGAGCCTCTCTGACTGTCCTCGAGGCTCTTGGACTCTGTGAAGTGGGTGCGTACCGTTGGCCGCATTACAGCCTGTGCCACCCGGTCTCCCGGTGCAATGGTTTGGGTGGCCTCGGTGACGTTCATGAGAATCACGCACCACTCTCCGCGATAGTCTGCGTCGATCACGCCGGTGAGTACGACCAGACCTTTGAGAGCCATGCCGCTGCGAGACTCGATGCGACAGTGAATGTCCGGGTGCATCTCTGTGGCGAATCCGAGAGGAATCTTAGCAATGCGCCCAGGACCGAGCACACAACGATAGATCGCCGTAAGATCATATCCAGCAGCACTGAGAGAACCTCGCTGCGGAATCTTTGCGTCTGGATGTAGCCGCTGGAACTTCGTCGGATAGCTGGTGAAGTCGCTAGGCACGACATCCAAGTCTACGATGTGCGGCTCAGAATTCCCAGTATTTTCTCTAGTGCTAGCACCCATCACAGTTCTCCCGTCAGAAACTTTTCGTAGTTCTCTGCGCCCTGCTTCTCCATAGAAGCTTCGCCCCAAGTGCGGCCACTGGCGACGTCGATCTTAATGGGGATGGTTAGCTCCATGGCGCTCTCCATGATCTCCTGAGCCAAGTTCACGGTCTTGACGCTTGCAGAGCTGATGTCGATCTCGTCGTGAACTGTGCCGTGAGGAAGAATACCTGAGCGGTACATCTCGCGCAGCGCCATCTTTGTCATGTCTGCGGCGCTTCCCTGGATAAGACGATTCAGTGCCTTGTTGAGAAACTTGTAAGTACGCCCGTCGTCCTCTTTCGGGAAACGGAATCGTCGTCCCACTGGAGTCTTAATGTAACCCTTCTGCTTGACAGCGTTCTGGGCCTTGCGAGCAAGCTGGCGAATGAATGGAGCCTGCTCGTCGAAGACAGCCATCAACTCCTGAGCCTCGGGGCCAGCCTTGAGATATTTGAACTCCTGATCACCCTTCATGAAGGAAGCCTCGGTGTACGGTAGACCGAGCGATAATGCCAGCTTTCCGCCGCCCATCCCGTAGGCCACGCCCAGATTGATAATCTTCGCTGGTTTGCGCTTCTTGGGATCCTTCCAGTCCTCCAGGACTGTGGCGACCATCTTGCGGGTTTCGTCGTGCAGGTCGGTACGCGGATTGGCTCTAAATCGATCAGCCATCTCGCGAGCCTTCATGCAGCCCGTGATCTCGGCAAAGTGAACTGTCAGACGAGGCTCTTGCGAAGAGTAGTCCATCACATGGAAGAACTCACCCTCCTCAGGAAGAATCATGCTGCGAACCATTAAGCCTAGCTCAGGATCCTTGTCTGGCGAGGGAAAATTCTGGAAATTCGGCTGAGAAGAACTGAACCGCCCTGACAGCGCTCCGCGAACACCAGCCTTCAGCTCCTTACCGAGAACTCCTCCGCTGTCGTCGTCACGCTTGAGGGGATTGAAGTTCGGGAAGATGCGTCCGCCTTCCTGGAGGTAGAGCAGATTGTTCTCGAGAAACGTGGATCTAATGTTGTTCGTCTTGCGGCCGCGAAGAATAGCGTTTGCAACTGGATGGGATAGAGATCGTAGCCAGTCTGCCGTGATACTCGGCTGCTCGGTCTTCTCGGTGAGGCCGTACTTAATGCTGAGCTTGTCAAATATTCGCGAGAGTTCTGCGGCATTGTCCCAGCTTCCTACAGTGATCCCAGTCTTATCCTTGATAAACCGTCTGGCGAGATCTTCTTCGTGAACTAACTTGCGCTGCTGAATCTCGATGCCCGGAACGTCGACACGAACTCCGCGCATCCGCATATCTACGAGCATTGGGATAAGATCACACTCGAGCTCGTAGACTTTCTGGAGCTCCTGTTCCTCCATGATGGGATTGTAGAAGTCCCACAGAAGTCGAGTGATTGCGACGTCCTCACGACCGTAGATACCTACGACGTCGGGATGCACCCTCATGAGATGCATCTTGATGTTGTCAGCCTTCGTGTTCTTCACACCGAGTTTCTTAGCTGCCTCAGCTAATGCGCGCTCGTCCTTACCACGTCCCACGAGGTCTTTGGCTAACCGATCTAGCTGATAGTTCGGACGATGCTCGTCCACGAGCGGAGCCTGAAACGAGACATCCTCTATGCGACCTGAGATCTTAATTCCCTCAGCACGAAACCAACCGACGTCGTACTGTGCGTGGAAGAAGATCTTAGGTTGAGAATCGTCCTTCGTCAACTGACTACTCAGCCAGCTCTTCACCTTCACGGGATCTAGATTTCCCTCAGTGTGCCCGATGGGTAGATACTCGTGGAAGTTTTCAGCGTGAACTGCGATGCCGATTATCTTCCCGCCGTTCTGACCCTCGCGAGAATAGGACCAGCCGGAGCCTCTCGTCTTCAGGAGAGGATCGTGAGTTTCTGAGTCTAGGGTAATCGGACCGTGAAGCTCGGGAAGATCCGAGAACATGTCTAGCATTGACGTTGGCTTTCGCTTACTGCGACTACCCTGTCTAACAGGGCCGTCCAGAAGCTCTTGTATAAAGCTGGTTTGTTCTGTTGACAAGCTACGCGGCCAGTGCCTGAGCTTTCTCGAGAAGCGCGGACATATGCTTCCGCGCTAATTCTATGCCTAGCCGAGAGTCCCAAGTGCAGAGATGTGAGATAGCGAGTTGCTCGTCGGCGTCCGAGATGCCGTTCTGCTCAAAGAACATCTGGAGATCGCTGTAGGGAGCACGGCCAGTCGGCGCATAGTCGTACTGTACGATACACTCAAGAATCTTATCGCAGTAGTGGACGCCCTTCTGTAAATCCTCGACTCCGTTCTTCTTCCTCCAGCGTGAGGCATACTTAGAACCGCAGCTCTCGAGATAGCCGATGCGATTCTTGGCACACAGATCCCAGTGCTGAAACTTCGCACCCTTGTAGTGACTGCCTCCATGCTGGATGTCGTTGGCACTCGGTTGCTTCTTGCTTCCGGTGGAATGCTCGCAGTAGCCAAGAGTCTGCCCACAGACTGAACAGTTGCCCTCGCGACAGTTGTCGTAGTGTCCCATCAGCTTCTAGCCTTTCTCCATTGACCGTCAAGATCTCTGCGCATGTTCGCGATGTTCGTCATGAGCCACGGAGACATAGTGACGAACTCAGCTCTGTAAAGTTCTAGTGTCTGAGTCATTTTGTCCCAGGCTCTCTTATAGTAGATCTCCGCGTAGCGATTGCCGAGCATCCTCTCATGGATCATACTGACGCAGAACTCAGCACGATCACACAGTTCGACGAGCCCCCACTCAGGATCAGTGAGACCCTCTATCAAAGAGTAGAGAGCTTGAGGTAACGTGGTTCTCATGTGATCACGCTCAAGCTTGTCCATGAGAGTCTCCAGTACAGGATCGGACCACTTTGTCGGACCCGGCATATCTCCCGTAGCCTTCTCGCCGAAGTCATGGAGCTGAGCGGCTATGATAATCTCTCGCCGGGCATCAGGCCAGAGCATAAGAAGAAGGAGAACGACTCCCCACGTATGCTCGCTGATATTCTCAGCGTGGATGTTCTCCATCGTGTGCTTTCGCCGAACCTTTCCGGAGAGCCACGCGTCTACGAAGGAGATCATCTTGCGAGAGCTTTCCTCTGAGCCTTCACCTGCTTATCCATCAACCAGTTCACGCAGGCCAGTCGCAAGGATTCTGACTCACACGTTCGCAAGATCTCCATGGCAAGATCTATGCGAACTTCTATAGGAGTATCTATGCCTGTGAGACTCTTCAGCTTGTATATCCTGTAAGCCTCGCAAATCGGTCTCACTACGCGGCCGAGATAAGAACTCAATTTACCGACGGGAATCTCGCCTCCGTTGACGAATTCTGCTAGAATCTTCATATCGAGAGTGAGACCGTGTTCCGTTAGACTGTAGTCTGCCTTCTGAGAGGCGAAGTTCTTAAACTCGTCCATGTGCTCCCAGCAGCGCTGGGAGGTCTCGTTCTCAAGGTAGAGGTGCATGTTCTTGGAGATCTGGTAGTAGGTGCCGACCTCGAGACCTGCGTGATAGGCGATGTACTCATGCAGAAGTGAGAAGTGAACGAGATTACTACCCATAGCTCCGTAGACGAGGTCGTTGCTGCGATTAGTCACCGTCATGTCAAGAAGATAGCCGCCCTCTCTCGGACGGGTGTCGAACAAGACCTGCTGGTTGCAGGCGAAGTCACGTCCCTGATCCTTCACTAGCTCTTGGGAGTCCCAGATCTGAAGAACGATACGACGATCCTCTGGATTACTTCGTAGTTTCTGCACAACTCTCGCGAGTTGATCGAAGTGGAAGTGTCTGCGCCAACGGAAGCCGTACGGAGCCGCGAAAGTCACTCCGTCGTCAGAGTAATTCTTCATGCCGCTGTTGTAGAGATTCAGAGGCGCTACGGTGTCTAGGCCGGCGAACATCCACATCGTCTCGAAGAGATGGAAGAAGTGATTCGCGTCCCGCACAGGATGGTCGAGAAGTCTCCTGCGAGGATTGACGTACTCTAGACACACCGGCTTCGGGAACCGAATGACAGGACCGTTACGACTGTCGGTCTTGATTCCCTCCGACTTGAGAGCTTGCATCACACGACCGAAGCCCTCGTTGGGGCAGTCTATCTCGAAGCTATACATTCTCAGTCTCTTCCTGATACATGCCGATGAGATTACCGTGTCCGTCTGACTGCCCGTCCAGATGATGGCGACCGCGAGAACACACGACGTAATACCCCTCGCGGTCTCTAAAGACCTTCCGCAGAGAGTTTTTCTTCATGCAGTCAAAGTCTCCGTCGACGCGGATGTAGGAGCCTGCCTTGATCTCAGCCAGACGGGCGTACCTGCGACCTTGCTTATCTCTCACGCACCCCTCCGGAAGCTAGGATTGATGAACTCACGACCGCGGGTTTGGTACGCTTTCTTCCACTGGACGCGCACGTCCTTGCGTGTTCCCGAAAAGCCGCCGCTGCCCGTCTTGGGTGTCTTTTCTACGACTTTGACGACTTTCGGGTGGAGCTCCGCAAGACGCTCAGCCGCCGCCGCTTGAGTCTCGCTAGTTCGGTAGTGGCTGAAGCCTCCAGGAGCTCCTGATCCCTTGCACTGATCCCAGGCGGCATCCGTAATGACGGCGTTTTTCTCACCTTTCTCAAAAAGCGAAAGAACGACATGGTAGTCCTCCATCATGTCAACGTCGTCGTAGCGAATGCCGTAGTGCCGCAGCGCCTCAGGTAAGACGCAGTGGACCGCGTTCATGCGCTCCACAGTGAGCGTCGTAGCAGGATACGCCCAATTATTTCCCTGCCTAGGCGATAATCCTGAATGGACGTAATCGTTGTGAGCCACGAGAATATGAAGTCTCGAAAAGATACGCTCCACGTCGGCACCGGCGGGACGTAGATTGTGCGCGGATGGATCCTTGCGAACGAAAAACGCTAGATCGTCGTCTAGCATGATGACCGGCTCACCCTGTCTAGCAAGCTCGTCGACAATCCATTGCCGCACCGCAGCCAGCCCTACCGGGGGCCGCGCCACTGCGTTTCGAGAGCGCTCGAGATGCTCGGTGACCTCCTCCGCGGGGCATACCAGCGTTGTGCATTGCCGCAGAGCCGGCGTCAGGTTGTCCCATGTAAATTGAGCGTTGACACGATCACGCGTCGGGATGAAGATCTGCATTCTTAATTCCTTCTATGCGAGTAATGCCATGACGGTGAAGGACTACGACAACGTCTTCCTCCATGGCGTCTATCTCGATCTCGTAGCCGATCATCTCCACGTCAAGGCGCAGAATGGGAAATCTCGAGGCTCCCATGGAGAACTCGGCATCCGTGAGATGAAGTTTGTTGACGAATTTACCACTCTCGTCTCTACCGACGAGAAGCTCCCCGTCCCGTCCCTCGAGATGTATGTCGCGTTGTCCGGGGCCTAATCTGAGCTTCACACCTGCCTCCTGCTGAGTAGCTATCTTATAGCAAGCCGTTTCTCAGGGGACTATAGGCTTTGCCTTACGCCAGTCGTAGCCGGAGCGTGGACGACCCTCGCCATTCTTCACACGGAGATACTTGTCCAGTTCGCACAGAGAGAACTGAACATCGGTGACTCCGTAGTGAACACCAATCTCAGGCATGTAGTCCTTGAACGCACGATCCATGCTGAGACGACCGAGAAGAGCCTGCATCTTGTGCTGAGCCCTCTGCTGAGGCATCCCGGCCTGCGTCGGACGATCGTGAAGACGATTGAGACCGCGGATAGCTCCGGGGCCAGCCGGTGACCACGTCAGCTTGTCGGTAGCATTCTCGAGCACAGGCGTCAGCATCATGTCCAGTGCGATCTCCTTCGCCATGAAGGGACCAATTCCGGGCATTCCCTGCAAGAGCTCACAGACCTCCTGCCACCGATTCGTGCGCTCAGCCATGCCGATGACAGAGTCCAGACGCATCCGAAACGGAGTGAGAAACTGCGACACGACGACGATCTGCTTAGGATCTGTGCTGCCCGCGTTCGTTATGATGTACGCTCCGGTGAAGACTTTCTTCCCGGCAGCGAGACGCTCGCCGGCGCGACGTATGAGAAAATCTGGGTTCCACTCGTATTGAAAACCAACGTCTTCTAGAAACTCAATGCTGCCGAAGTAACGCGCGATGGCACAGTTGAGTGCCATGACTTGTTTCGGAACATTTCCACGATTAGGATTATACCAATTCCGGATCAGCCACTGCGTAGTGCGATCGTGCTTGCGGAGAATATTTGTGAACTTGTAGCGCGAGAGAATTGGATCTGTGGTCCAGGGACCTGGCTCACCTGCAACTCTCTTCTGCCGGATAGCTTCGCGCTCGTTCAGGTAGTGAACGAAAGTCTCGTAGATCTCTTGGTTCATGGCGGCTCTCCGCTGAGGACGAAGAAAAGGGCGGACGCCTCACGACGCCCGCCCTTCTGTAAGGACAGAGGCGTCGAGTATTACTCGACCATGCCACCGTCGCTCCCGGTCGCCGCGGTCGGCTCACCGGTGTCCTGCGACTCCGCTTCCTGCAGACGACTGAAGCCAGCCTGCGTCAGGAAGACGTAGATGCTGTCCTCGCGCGACTCGGTGCGGACGAGACCGTCCTTCTCGAGCTTGTCGATCTGCTTCTCGACCGTCTTGGTCTTCTTCCCGGTCTCCGTGACGAAGTCCTGGACGGTGATCTGCGTGTTGTCGATGTCGCCGGCGTCCGAGACTTCCCCGCGCTCACGGATGAAGTTCAGCGCGTCGAGCTCCGCCTGCTGAGCCTTGGTCAGCTTCTTGGGCTTGCTGGCCTTGGCCTTCGGCTCCGGAGCCGCGATCGAGCTGTACTCCTCAGCCTTGTCCGCCTCGTTGACCAGATGACCGTAGCGCTGAACTGCGTCGCGAACATAGGCACGGATGTACGAGGGTCCGTAGCCCTGCGACTTCTTCGGCGAGAAGTTCTCGAGGAGATGCTTCTCCAGATCGGCGTAGCTGACGCCGTCGCCGCCGGGAGCGCCGCCGAGTTCGTTCGCTGCCTGACGCATCGCGTCGACGACAGTGCCTGCACGGACAGCCGTGGGACCGACCCACAGCTTCTTTTCGGTATCCAATTTCGTAGACATGACTTCTTGATGCTCCTTCTAGCAGGGACTAGAACGCCTGCTCGTCTCCGGGCTCGTCGTCGGGATGCTCCATGTCACCCTTGACTTCGCCGGCATCGATCCGCTTACGCAGCTCGCTGGCGGCAGTGAAAATCTCGCGCCCGTTTGCGAGATCCTTCACCTTCGGCCCCTCCTCGATGAGGAACCCGTACCACGAACCCTTGTCGTTGGACTCTGGAATCGTGGTAATCTTGTACGAGTAGAACCACATCGCAGGACGGAAGAGAGTCCCGGCCTTGGCGTGGCCTACCGGAAATCGCTCCATGCGATTGTTGATCGTGGTTGCCCACCCGCGACCCTTGCGAGCCTGAACCCCAGAGAAGTTCAGAACCGCTGCCTCCCATTCCTGCGTCTCCGGATTCACCAGGACGACGAAGTACTGAAGAGCATCGGTGAGCTCATTGCCCTGCTCGTCGTAGCGCTTACCCTTGTCGTCCGGCGTCGCCGCGTTGAACTTCGAGGGATCGTCACCCATGTCGTAGGCAGGACCGGCGTTATTCGGTCGCCACGCCATGTATCGGTGACTAAAGCCGACCGGAACGGCGAGAAAACCCGTCTCGCCGTTGATGAGCTTCCGCGTCGCAGAGTTGACGAACATGCCCTGACCGGCGTTAGGAAGAAACTTAGCGTGACCACGCTGAAGCTCCTTCGAGAGCGCTTGCAGGATGCGGACATACGGGATGAGAAAGTCGGACTGCTGGAAATCGTCCAGACCCGCACCGGCTTCTGCGAAGAAGTCGTCGTCCGCCGCAACCAAATCGGTTGACTCGTTCTTGGTCGTTGTGAGATTGGTACCGCCAGCCGCAGGTGCCTCACTCTTTTCTTCTTCAGCTTTCTTCTTTGCTTCGGCCATTAGGCTCTCCTCTGTTCACTGGCTTGCCACCAGACGCTTCACTATAAGCGCGTTAACTCACAACGCAAGGGATATTTTACTCTAGAATAACTCGGCAGACTTACTTAATGACTGCCTTATCGCCAAACCAGACTCCCCACTTCTCAAGTGGGAGCATGACGCCATTCTGAATCTGCTCGCGCGCGAATGCCATAAAGGTTTGAGGGTGCACGTCCAGCTTGATGGTAGGGTCGAAGCCCATCTTGGCGAGCGTTTCACGTGCTAACTCGGCCTGCTTCGTGTCACCCTTGCTGAACTGAAGGGCTAGATTACGCTTGATAATATCGCTATGTCCGTGCGAGTCGAGCCACTCGTAGGCTTGCTCCTTGGACTGTGGCGGAATTGATCCGACGACGTATTTGGTTGAGACCTTGAGACCCTCCAGCGTAGTGATCTCGCGGACGCCTGCCTGCTTCAGCAACTCGGGCAACTTCTGTGTCTCTATCTCGACCTTCCGGCGAGTGAGATCTTTGATTTTATTCTGTAGCTCGGCGATGTCTCCCTCGAGAAGACGATACTCTCTCGCGAGATTGGTAATATGAGCCTTAAAGCGCTCAGAGCCGGTACTGGTGTCGGCCTCCTCGAAGAAGTCTACGTCACTCTGCTCCGTCTGCGTCTCTTCGACCATTAGTCTTGTTCCTCTTCCAGCCTGACTTCTACGGGAGAATAGAAACCCGTTACGGGTTCTCCATGCTTTGTATTGCGGTTTTTCTCAAAGCGCAAGTAGCGGAACTTCGTGATACCTAGGTCAAGCATCACCATGCCGGTCACAATGGCGCTGAGAGGATCTCCACCCGCCCAGACGATGAAGTCCGTTCGGGGATCAAACTCCGAGAGTGCTCTCCTGAGACGCTCTATGGAGAGCTCAGGATTAGCCGAGGTCCGATCTCCAGCAGAGAGCACAAAGCGGATCTCGCCATATACGGCGGCGGGGCTGACGTCGGGCTGAAACCGGACGGCCTGTAGGACAAAGACCTTACTCGTCATCGGCAAAGAGATCCCTTATGTCAATTAGATTCTCGGCGATCGCGCCCTTGGACTTGAGTACCTTGTCGATTCTCTCGTCCACCGAGCGCGGGGTGATAAGATAGTGATAGTTCACGGGAAAGTGTTGTCCGATGCGATGGCATCTGTCGTTGGCTTGCAGTTCGTTCTCAAGGGAGAAGTCTCGGCTGTACCAAATGACCTCGCTGGCGACAGTCAGGTTGAGACCAATACCCCCGGACTTAGGAGTGGAGAGAAAGACCTTGATATTGTCGTCTGTCTGAAACTTCTTAAGATTCGTCAACTTGTCTTTGGTCCGACCAACGTAGTCTATCCAGGAGATGCCAGCCTCGGTTAGTGCCTTGCTCAGAAGACGATAGTCACCCTCGAACTTAATCCAGACGATAACCTTCCCGCGAGCTTCCTTGATAATCTCTACGGTGCGCTCCACTCGACGATTCGGGAACTCCTGATACAGTTCAGGATCAACTATCTTTCCGTTCTCGTCCTTCTTCGCTCTCTTGTGGATGAACCCACCTATGAGTTGCTGAAGACGAATGAGACGAGTGATGGCGAGACGCGCGGTGAGAATACCGGCGTCAAGGTCGAGGAAGAAGTCCTTCTTCATCTGAGCATATACGCGACTCTGCTCTTCAGTGAACGGAACTTCTACACGAATGAAGTTCTTGGCAGGAAGATCCAGGCAATCCTCCTTGAGAACTCGGTACGTGTACGAGTCGATCTTGCGTTTAAGTTCTTCCTCATTTACGTAACCGACGATCTTCTTGTTCTGAAAACCGCCCATGCGACAGAAGTGATTCCGGAAGGCGTAGAAACTGCTGTAGCCCAGGATATGAGGGTCCAGGAAGTAGAACTGTGAATAAAGATCCTCCACGCCCTGGGAGATTGGAGTTCCTGTGAGAATGCGTCGATACTTGGCTAGCTTACCTAGCTTCAGAAGAGTCTTAGTTCTCTTTGAGCTGGAGTCTTTTATGCGGCTACTCTCGTCCACGACCAGCATGGCTCTAGAAGAGAGAAGAAGCTCTTGCAGGAGCTCCTCACCGCTCTTGTGACTCATCATGTCGATGTGGATTGCAATGATCCTGAGACCATCCTTAAAATACCGCGCTTTGGACAGTCGGAGAGCCTCTTCATGGGTTGGGGCTGCAACGGTGTACCCGCCCGCCCAAGGCACAGAGGGGCTTAAATGTTCCGGAACTTGTTCGTTTATCCACTGAGCATGGACGCCGTTGGGGGCGACGATCAATAACGTGTCGATCTTGCCGTTCTCACCACCGTTGAGAAAAATGTCGGCGGCGTCGTCCAACAGGGTCTTGGTCTTTCCGGTGCCCTGCTCCATGAAGTACCCGAAGGCGATCTTCCCTCTGGCGAGAATGTTAGCCTTGAGTTGATGCTGATAGGGCTTGTGCTTATACGGGAACTCGAAGCCAACAGGCTCAATCCACTTTGCGTTACGAGTCTCACGCTCCTGCTCGCGCATACGCCGAAATTGTTCCACCAGTGTAGCAGCGGGGCCGCGCCAAGTGACGCCCTCTAGACGCGTGTCGAGGAACTCTAGATTGCTCCTCGAAAGCTCAATGAAAGGCTTACCCTGTACGTACCGCTTGCGGCCTGGAAGCTCTGAGAGAGCGTTAAAGACGTGCGGTGGAACCCGACCGTCTAGCCACGCTTTCTTCTCGTCTGACTCAAAGACAACTTGTATCGTCACCCTATCCCGATGCTTTCTAGCATCCACGCGACACTGTGCGTATTGTAGGAATCAAAGGAGATTAACCTACCGTCGCTGATGGTGCAGTATAGAATATTCTTTTGAAGTCTTTTCGTATCTTCTACGTCCAGGCAGGCGAAGAATTCTCGGGCTGCTCCACGCCAGTAGTTGAAGTCGTAGACGTAGTCGTACATTTCATTCTTACTGAGAAAGTCCAGCTTGACGTTCGCCGCCACGATGGGAGGCTGTGGGTCTACGATGAGAGTTCCACGATCAGTACGCTGCCGGACAGAGTTGTCTGCGAACGTAAACTGAGAACCGTACTGCCAGCCGGTACTCGGCACGAACTTCGTTCCGACAAACAGACGACCGATACTCGGAAAGAGTCCAGCTACCTGTGAGTTAACGGTGAGGCGCAGATACTGATAGGAAACCGGCGTCGCCAGATTCAGCAACGAAGAGTTATGCCGAAGCATATTGATCTTATTCTGCGTAGTCTGACCTGCGACTACGTGAGCCAGAGCGGTGCTGTTGTAGAGCGTGGCCCATGCAGTTCCGTTCGTACTACCCTCGATGAGAAGCGTTGCCGCGTCTGTAAGGTTCGTGTAGACGAGAGAGACCATGTCAAAGGTCACGCTCGCGCCGAAATTCCACGTGATGACGGTGGAAGTCGTCGTCGCAGCGAAAACCTGAGTAGGATCGAACGTCAGGATATTCGCGATCGGGAAGTTCGGGTCAGCATTCGTCGCCGTGGGAACGGTCGTGACCTTGGCATAATCCGGATGCTGGTCGATCGGAGCTGCGAAAAAGATGCTCATCTACTGAGGCCCGAATAAAGTGAGCTCGTCAAACAGAGCGTTGGAGTCTGTGCGAACTCTCTTGATGATGAAGTTCTTTCCGTTGTTGAAGCCGTAGCGCGGATATTTGACCGTGATAGTCGTTCCGACCTCGAACGGTGCGTAATTCCTCTTTGCGACGAAGCAAGCCCACGTCCAGCGATCTAACTTTCGTAGGCTCAGAATCTGGTTGCCGAGCGCTGTAGCATCGGTTACGTTCTGAGTTAAACTGGAATATTCCATCTCCTGCGCGAGAGGATGCTTTGTCTGAACAGACAAATCCTCGATCGCCGGAGTTGTGCGAACAGGTTGTTGCGCGAACGCGATGCGGGCTACATCAATCGTCATTTCAGAGTGATGCCTCCCGCATCGCAGAGATCACAGGTTAACCGTTGAGCCTTCCGATGACCTCGTCCACGTGAGCGTTGATCTTTGCCTCCAACGCATCACGTGTGCTCTGGAGTTCTTCCTGACTCTGACCGGAAGTTTCCTTCAGGCCGTCAATCAGCTCCAGAAGAGCCTGACCAGCACGGATCGCCGGCGTGATCAAAGGAGTGCCGGTGAACTTCTCGATCGTGGGGGCGAGATTCTCGGCAGCAGCAAGAATTTTACGAATGGTCTCTTCCATGAGATCCTCCTACTTGCCGAGTGATTGCTTAACGAGAGCAATCGCCTCAGTTGCGTGTTGGAATGCCTCGTTGTACGAGGTGACCGAGCCGGCCTTCTGCGCGGCGGAGGCAGCATTGACCCACTGCTTCGCAAGCGTGAGGCCTCGGGCGACTTCCTTCGCCTTCGGACTACCCGGCACGATGAGTTTCGCGTCGATAGCCTGATCGGCGAGAGTCGCGAGTGTGTCGAGCGTGAGAAAGGCGTACCGGACTGCTCGATCGTCAATGACGGTCTTCTGGAGAGGAGCCGGCGACTCGGGTGTGACCGGCATGACCGTATTGCATCCCGCCAGTCCGAGAGATGCAACTGCGAGTAAGAGTGTAATTCGCATCGTGAGCTCCTTACTTGTAGTGGATCTGCGCTACCTCGGCCGGAACCCGATTATCCTGAGCCACGGTGACGACCTGAGCTGCTCGAAAATGGGTCTTGTAGAGACCATAGAGCAGGGTTCCGATGCCGACGATCGCCGCGGCGAGAGCAGCACCCTCGCTACTCTGGAAGAAGGCGATGAGCCCGAATACATCTCGCGACTTCAGCAGCGCCGAGATCGCCGGGTAGATCGTGACGATTACGACCACGTAGCGACCGAGAGCTTTCAGGAGATCTAAGACCGCCTGATTTTCCGATACGACGACCGGTTCCGTTGCTTCACCTACCATGTGCGTTCTCCTTTACTTCGACTTCACGACAGGCTCCGGTGTAGCGGCGACGAGACTGTCACTGCCTGGACCCGGAACATACACTTCCTTAGGCTGAGGATCCTCGTCCTTCGAGGGCCAGGACATCCCAGCCGGGGTCTTCTCCCCGGTGGCGCGGCGGAGTGCCTCCATGATGCCTCGTCCGCGAGCACCATTTTCGTCCGCGAAGTTGTTGATACGATTATGTGACGCGCATATGGCAAGTTCTGCTCCGAGCGCGATGACCTTCTTAGAGAGATCCTTCTGGCGAGCGTAGATAATTTCTGCCGCCTCAGACACCGCGAAGGAAACCGACTTTCCGGGTTCGAGAAGAGACAGAATCTCTCCGCGCACGTCCTCCGGGAACTCATCAGGATTAGCGACCACAAAGCGAAAGAGTTCAGTGGCGGCTTCGTCTGGCTGAGTAATGAAACGTGGGCTAGTCATTCTTGTCTCCAGGTCTAGAGCTATCGCAGCTTACGGGGATATTATTCGTTGGACAAGCGATTTTGCATGAGATACCAGTGCCTTACTAGAGACCAAGTAGTTGAGCCGGGTCAGGTACTTCCCGAATCTGCTTGATAGTCTCTACGACGTGTCTGATACTCGAGTTGAGTCTACCCTCCTCGGAGATTGGAAGAATAGGAATTTTGTCATTCTGCGGGAGATGCTGAAAGGTAGGATCCTCGGGCTTAGAGACAGCGATCGCATTAGGATCCACCGGAACATCCCTCAAAGTCGGTGGTTCACCTAGCACGGCCAGAAGCATCTCTTTTCGAAACTCGTCGATGCTGTTGATCTGAAGTTGGGCAGGACCTATGCTAGCCGAGCAGCGAGACTCAATCTGCTTTCCGTCGGGAGAAGTCTGAGTCTCACCGTCAGGTTTGATCCATCTCGCCCACGACTGAAGATGGACCCCAGAGTTATTCTCCATCCACTCTTCGGCAACCGAGATAGCCACGAGAGTTCCGTCGTCTAGCTTCACGGCCACTTCATCAGGGTACAGACCTGGAGCCAGCTCCTCGTACTGAGGAGTTCCGGGGATGCTCCACTCTGGATCCCTGAGCGGAGGTTGAGAAGTTGCTTTCACGAAGCTCATCGTACAGTCCTTACGGTTTGTCCACGTTATGAGTGAGAATCAGCTTGCCAGCTTTTCTTCCGGCCGCGAAGGTAGCTCCACCGGCACGAATGTAGCAGACAGGGATGTTACCGGCCTCAGAAGCGCGAGCGACTGACCACTCGAAGTCGCCTTCGACTAGAGTGGGAAGCTCGTGATCTTTCAGATCTGCCGGGTAGATAGTGTCACCGTTTCTCAGTGTGAGTGGTGTAGACTGGGATAGTAGCAAGACGCAACCGTTTGCTGTGATGATCTCGTAACCATACTCTATCTGAGTAGAGTTCCCGAGAACCTCTGTCCAACTCTTAGCGCTGTTGCGATCTTCGCCTAGTGACAGGACATAATCTCCAGCGACGACGTCTTTCGCTCTCTTCAGACCCTCCTGAGTCTCGACCCACGAGTCCTCGTGTACGCAACCGCCTCCTCCGCCTATGCCGCCGCCGCCTCCTGTCCCCGAAGATGGGAAGAAGACAGAACAGTTACCAAGATAGACGCGAGCGTCGCTCTGATATATTAGGCTCGTATCAGTCGTGGCCTTGAGACCACCCGAGGGAGTTCCTCCAGCGTAGTTAGGATCGTCGACATAGAGATAGTAGTTGATGGTCGTATTGCCGGTACCTGTCACCCCCACGCTCATTGAGTTGTAGGCGATACTGATGGAGCCGATGTAGCTCGTGCTGGCTCCGATAGTGATAGTGGCAGTAGCAGGAGATCCAGCCGCCGCCGTGTACGAAACAGCACCTGTGTTCTTGTACCGAAGATTTTGAGAAGCGATTTGAGGAAGCTGCCTCTGATCGCCGACACGAACACCCGTTCCGGGAGTGCTGAGAAGAAGCGAGGACAGCGTAGCCTCGTCCGTGAACGGAGTGTCACCAGAGATCACAGCGTTGGACGCGAACTTAATTCTCCGCCATCCTATGACTTGACCAGAAGTAATGTTGACGCTACCGACCTTTGGACGAATTCTCGCGCTCAGGGCACCAGAGGGTGAAGTGTACGCCTGAGTGTACCTTGTCCAGCTAGCCCCGATCGTAGCTGACATGTTAGCGTCGTTGGAGAGGAAAACAGTACCAGCGGCATCCGAGTACCAAATAACGTCAAAGCCGACCATGCCGGAAGTAGCACCCGCGGCATGAACCTCTCCTTGAAGCTGATAGCTAGAAGAGGGCAAGACAGGGATGACGTCTGAGAGAGCTGCTGCGGTCAAACCTGTCTGCGGACCAGAGATGTAGACATAAGGCGCAATGGAGCCGATTCCGGAGAACGCGAATCCCACAGGCCAGGAGAATCCTAGAGCCTTGTTGGACGCATCACGGAGTTTAAGACTTCCGTTGAATAGAAGGTTAGCAGAACCTGTGAACACGTTCTCTGGTGTGCGAGGATCCGTTGCAAACGGTCCTCCACCGAGACCTCCGATTGTGACAGTGCCGCCGCCAGCACCAGAGAGAACGCCCCCTGCGGAGATGCTGACTGCAGAGTTCTTGACGTTTGCGTCGGACAACGCAGACAGGAAGCTGTCGTAGAGATTAGTTCCGGCACGAGCACCATACGAAGAGAGAGTCCTCCATACTCCGCCGATGCGAACTTTATGTGCCAGAAGTGCGCTCGAAGTGTCTCCCCAGATGTAGCCGTCTTCTACTGCACCAGGATCTGTCGGACTATATAGAGTGCGGTTACGAGTGGCGAAGAGATCTCCCTGGAACCCTAGGCCGCCGATAGTGACTGAGCCACCACCGGCACCTGAGAGAACACCTGCCGAGGAAATGCTGATGGCCGAGTTCTTAACAGTGGAGTCACTGAGAACAGTGTTGCCGCTGTCACGAAGATAGGTCCCTCCGAGAAGCAGAGTACTCTGAGTGCCGACAGCACCGCCGCCGAGACCAGAATAGGTGACGGTACCGCCTCCAGCACCAGAGAGAACGCCTGCGGAAGAGATCGACACAGCCGAGTTTAGAACCTGAGTGTCTGTGACGACAGAGCCGGAGCTGTTCTGAACGGTGGAACCGAGAGTCGGCTGAGTAGTAGACTGCGAATACGTCAAGTTCGTGTACGAAGCTCCGGCATTAAGTAGGAGAGCTTTCGGGTAGAAGCTCTGCGCCGGGAGTACTCCGGAGATGTACTGAGTTCTGAAGACACCGTCAGTGTAGACCCGGATGCCAATCTCATCGTACACCAGACTCAAATTCTGGGGAGTGGTACCAATACCGAAGCCGACTGGTCCGGCGACACTAACTCCATTCTTGTAGATCTGGACCTGCTGATTCAAGGTCGAGCTGTAGGTGTAGACGACTGCGTACAGCATCGTGGCTAGAGTGAAGTTCGTAGCGTCGTCGTCCAGAGCGAGGATTGTGCTTTTACCATTCACGTTGTACGGAGTACACGAGACGGTCTGCGGTCCAGTGATAACTCGGCCTACGACACCACCTGCATAGGCATCACCAGATCCGGCTGGCTTGCTGAGAGTATTGCCGCTCAGTGAGAAAGTCGTACCGATACCAGACCAGAGACCGGTATATCCCATGCCTCCGAGAGTAGCCGAGCCTCCGCCAGCACCCGAGAGGGAGCCGTCAGGATTAATCGTAATCGCGCTATTGACGATGGTGGAGGAGACCACCACTGAGCCGCCGTTAGTGAGATTGACACCAACCTGAGCACCGACTGTGGAGACCGTATCACCCCAGGAAGATCCGTTCCAGCGAAGAAGTGCCTGTGTAGTCGGGTTATACCAAAGATCACCTACGGCGAAGGTTCCGGAAGGAGTAGTAGTGCTGACGTAGGTTTTAATCTTCCCGTCCGCCGTTGCCTGAGCTCCAGCCGCAGCAGTCAAGGCGTCTACGATACGAGTGTCCGAGAACGCCGCCCACGTCGATCCAGTCCAGCGATACGTCTTATTCGCATCGTCAGTGTCGACCCAGACGTCGTTGGTCTGCATCCCGGAAGTTGGAGCGGCGGTCTGAAAGAAGAAGGTTGCCCCGCTGGAACTATACGATCCTAGAATCCCCTGCGCGTAAGCATCGTTTCCGTGCTGAACTACTAGACGCTTGCGCTGCTGAATTCCGTTCGCGTCTGTAGCTTTGACCTCGATCCACTGAACTAACACGGAAGAGGATACGTTAGCGATCGGTATCGTATTCCCGCCAGTGATTGTGACGTTGTTACCGAGATTGTCTACAGCAGTTATGGTGATGGGTGCCGTGGTGTTCGTGCCTGTAGCAGTCGCCACAACAGACTGACCCGCTGGAGAAGGTTGACCGTTGTCGTCAAAGTAGAAACGATCAGCGCTGAGACTCAGATCAATCTTGTTAAGAGGGGAGACTGCATCCTTTACTACCGTGAAGACCTCGTCCCAAGCAAACTCTCCGATATTCACCCTAAGCACGGCGGAGGCGGGTGAGCTCGGCGGAGCCGTAACCGTGATGTTACCACTCTGATCTATTGCAATCCAGGACTCACCATTCGGCACCCGGAAGGTCGCGATGCCAAGATCGTTGACCTCGGTGTTGTTCAGGAAGACATGATATTTACCAGCACCCGAATAATCGGGAGTTGCGACAGACGTATCCACATAGAGATACATCTTGTCGAGATAGGCGTTAAGCAACTGCTTCGGAATCGTGAAGTCAGAAGGCGGCTGGACGGTAGGATTCTGGGCATAGTCGACCTTGACGCGAAACAAAGGCACCGGAGATGGAGCCTTACCAAGACTCATGAGATCTTCCTGTCGGATGGTCGCGACAGGAGTGCTGAACTTAAAGATTTTGAAGCTGATGAGACCAGATCTTGTGACGTACCAGAAGCCGAAGACAGCGCTGGCGAGGGTCTCCATCAGTTCGTCGTACTGAAGCTCGGGTTCTGGAAAATACAGGCCCTCAAAGGCCCACGGAGCATCCGTAGAAGCCTGAGTAAAGGCAGAGACGTCTAGCTCTCCGCTGCTGAGACCAAGCCGACTAGTGAGGAGTTGCTTCGCTAACTCGGGAATGTTCGTGACTGTTCCGAAAGCTCCCACGGCATCTACTGTGATCGTACCAGCCGGTGGAGCTCCGAGCCGAATGAATCCACTAGCCTTGCACGTTCCGTAGTAGCCGGGAGGAATTGTCGCAGCGATCAAAGAAGCATACGAGGCGTAGTCCTGCTGGAACTTTATCGCGTTTGCACGATCATAGACAGCATCAACCGAAGATAAGACACCGTCGTGAATTTGACCAGTGAGAAGTGCTTGATCAACCCAGACCGGAGAGAGATTACGTGCCTTGCCGAAGAGTAGAGGCTTGAATTTGTTCTGAAGGTCAATGCCTCCCTCAGCCCCTCCTGTCCCAGCGTACTTGTTATTCTGGACGGGCTTAGTCAGCTTGTAGCTATTATCTCTCAGGGTCAGCGTTAGGCTGTTTGTGTCAGTGGTAATCTCTGTCGTGGAGCCTACGAACTCTGTAACGAAGGAGGTGTAGGAGGATCCCAACTTCCCACGCTTGATAGTAAGAGGCCGTGCATCCCACGCATAATCAAGAAGATAGTCGAAACGACCATCTACGTTGTTGATTGTGGCGGAACCCAGAGAAACACTGGTCTGGCCTGGGACGTTCTCCTCAAAGATAGAGGTCTCGTGTGTGAACGCTTGACTGAGACGAACGGGATACTTATTCCCGGTGCTCTGGAAGTCGGCCTCAGTGAGAAGACCGTCCGAGAAAAAGACATTCTCAGCTACGCCGCTCGTGTTAAGCGGTTGAGCCTCGAGAAGATATACAGTCTCACCACTCATGTTCTACAGCATCTTCACGTTGTTGCGATCTACAAGACTCGTGCTCGGGCCGCTCGAGCCATAGACAGAACTAGTGCCTCCAGTTCCACCCGTACTACCGACGCCGGTGCCACCAGACGTCGGGCCAGTAGGTGTCGTGACCGGAATCTTCTGACCTAGGGCAATAGCGAGATTATTGATGGCGTCTACGATGTTGACGCTACCCTCCACCACCGCCTGACCGACGATACCCATCGCGTCGATCATCTCCAGCGACTGCTGGTTGATCTCTTGAACCATGTCGTCCAGCGACGGGAGATCGGGAGCAGTACCGACACCGCCCGGAATTCCAGAGCCACCTGGGGACTCGTAGAGCGCCAGTTGATCTGTGACTTGCTTGAAGATGTCGAAATAGTCGGTACTAGAGCCGTACATCGTGCGCGCGGCGTCTAGATAATTCTGGGCATACGTCGACAGCTTATCAACGTTGGAGAAGTCTCCTACGTTGAATTGACCAATTAGACCCGAGTAAAGATCTCGCGAGTTGCCGAGGATTGTTGTCGCATTGAGAGGCGAGCTGGAAGAAGCTGTCAGCTGATCATATAGATCCTTGGCAGCACTGACGAGACCGTTAGTCGCTGTATCAGCCCACTTCTTAGCGAGATCAGCCCGTTTGCGACCATAATAGTCTTCGACTGCGTTGAGATCCCCACCGACAGCCATAGCCGTCTGGACTGCGTCGTGGTACTCCTTGACTAGATCATTGTACGCTGCCTGAGCAGGATTCGTGTAGCCGAGGATGCCCTGATTGATCTGGTAGTTGAAGTCAGACTTCATCTGATCCATCAGACGACCGCGAGCCTTAGAAAGTTTGTCCTCGCTCAAGCCTAGCGACGCGGCCTGTTGCTTCAGCTTATAGAAGGCCTCGTTAAGATCGCGGATCTTTGTAAGTACGTCAGGAAGAGCGAAGGAACCCTTGACGAACTCGTCGTAAGCCTGACCAATCTGAAGATCAGACTGAAGCTGATCCATGTTGGAGGCTTTCGTATTTTTAAAGATCGTCTTCAGGGTGTCGGTCAGACCTGTGATCATCCCGCGATTAGCTTGGTGGATCAGCGCCCACGCCTGAACCTCAGACTGGTCAGTCGAGCGGAACCAGTCTCTTCCCATGACCCCGGTCGGTTTACCCTTACTCATGTTGCCGGTCAAGGAGTAGAAGTACTGATCGTTGTTGTTAGGTCCCGGGATCTTCCAGGTAGCCTGACCAAAGGTTCCGAAGTTGCCGGGCTTTAGCTGAGCCCCGTACTGAAGGGCGAACTGATTGAAGAGCGAAGCTCCTGAACTCGCTGCGCTTTTACCGATCGCAGCGTCTGCGGGACCATACGTTCCAGTAGCTCCCACGCGAGCTGTTCCGGTGTTGTCCACCCGGACATTACCGAATGAGCTCGGAAGCTTAGGAACTTTCTTAAAGAGACCTATTACGCCGCCGATGACTGCGCCGACGGCGGCACCTACCGGGCCTCCGAGGACGAAACCCGCCGCCGCACCGCCCATCGCCCCACTGACGACGTTTCCAGCGCGACCTTTGATACCTAGAGCCTTGGTGACACTCTTACCGATTTGGCTGCCGATCTGATAGGCTGCGAAAGCGGTTCCGGCAGCGCCGATGGCACCGCTGATGCCGGCCGAAGCACCCTTTCCTGTCTTCAGGAAATTACCAAATGCTTTCATACCGTCTTTAGCAGCGCTCAAAGTGTTGGTGATGTTCGTAAACATGCTCAGTTGGCGAGAGCCGCCCGCTGCCGGGATAGGTGCGTTGGTATCTACGCGAGAACCACCTAGACGAGATCCCGTGACGATAATAGCGTCACCAACAGTAGAACCAGCACCAGCACTGTTTGCGACGAGATCGCCGTTTTGATCATAACGTAAGCGACCTCCTGCTACGGTGCCTGGAGGTGAGAGACCGCCGCCGTTGAGGACGTTCCCCATCACACTATTGACGACGGAGCCTATTAGACCCTGACCACTGGCGTAAGAATTGGTAGTTCCAGTTCCAGGAGTACCGATACCTCCGAAGCCAGCCGTTGCCTGAGGAGCCAAGACCTGCGACAAGGATTGCTGAAGCCACTGCTTCATCGGATTGTAGAGAACAAAGTCCAGGATGATTTTGCTGAGCTGCTTGAAGATATTCTTAAAGATGTCAAGGAAGTTGTTCCCAGCGTCAATCCCATCCCGGAAACCACCCACGATTGCGTCTGCCATATCAGCCGCGGTCTGGTTGGCTTTCTCGTACTGATCGGTGAGCTGCTTCATTGCGCGAGCCTCGTTCAGAGTCGCGGCTTTTAAGTTGACCTGCTTGCGAAGTTCGTCACCCGTCCAGTCATTGTCAATCAGCTCCTGACGGTACTGAAGCATCTCCTTGTAGTAGTCAATATCCTCGGACTTCATTCCCGACTTATACATCGGTGAAAGTGCTCTGTCGAGGGCTTGCTGATTCTCGAAGTCGCGCTGTGCGTTGGTGGCCTCGAGAGACCGCTTTAACTGATCACGTAGCGCGAGTTCTTTCTCAAGCTCAGCTCTCAGCTTGGGGCGATTTTCTAGGCTCGTCCCCTCGAGCATGTTCTGTATCTCGAGTTGACGATTGGCCGCAGCCATCGTCGTACCCTTGACGTTGAGAAGGTCAATGTAGCCTTTCTGGGCCTCGTTGTCGGCACGAAGACCTACGATATCGGTAGCAACCTTCTGATCAGCCTTAGCCTCCGCAGAGGCCTTCTGTCGTTGCTCCATGTAGCCAATCACAGCTTCCTTGGCCGACTGATATTGTTCTGCGACCGTCTTACCGCTGACGTCGAGGCCTAGCTGGTGGGCAAGCTGCAACACGCCCTTAATTTTATTCTCAGGACCCTTTATAGCGTCCTCGAAGCTCTTCTCCTGGTCGACGGCTGCGTTATGCGCCGCTGCGCCCGCCTTATCGAAGGAGCCGCTCAGAAGGGCCGAAATACTCTCTGAGACTGACTTAGCGCGAGTCTCAAGATCAGTGATGCCGTTCATCGCCTGATCGATAGCGGCATTGATGTCGTCCTGAGCTTTTTCGGCTGCGGTTTTGCCGTGTTTCTTCTTCTTTCCGGTTTGTGCGGGAGCGCCTCCCATAATTCCGGGAGTACGCTGCGAGTGAAGAATAGTAGCGTTGCGATCTACATTCTTAGCGAAGTCAGAAAATCTGTTAGTTCCTAGGCGACCTAGCTGAGCGGCATTGTCTAGATAAGCCGACATCTTGCCGGTAATTTCTTTGAGAGGAGAGTTATCCCCCTCTGCCTTCTGGATCATCTCAAGAACACCGAGGTTCTTGTACATAATGGCAGCTTGATTAGAATTTTGGGGTGCCTGCAACTCTCCCGTAGGAGTCAGAACATTTCGGAGCGCTCTCGCAGTAGTCGGATCTTTAATGATAGTACCGCCGACCGTGACTCTACCACCCTCAAAGTTGATCTTGTTGTAATCACTAGCGGGAGCAGAAAATAGGGTGTGGCCTCCCATCGTCCAACCGCTCGGTCGTACGTCAACACCGGAAGAAAGTGTCGCCATATTAGCTTGTAGCTTGAGAGAAATAACTTCCCTCAACTTCTGTGCTTGAATGGTGAGAGTTCCGTTAGTAGCCGCTAGCTTCTGCTCCATCACAGTCTCTGCGTCTGCCGCGATGTTACTCGCGTTAGCGGACTGGCGAACTAGATCATTAGCCTCCTCGATCTTATCATTGAACTGACTGAGAATAACGATCGCTGCCGTAATGGCTGCTGCAACTGCGATCCATGGATTGGCGAGAAGGAGCGCCCAGAGTGATTTAAAGACTCCTATGACAGAAGTGCCTTGAGTACCGATACTCCCTAGACCAGCAGCCATCGCTTCCATAGTAGTCATGGAAGGCTTCATCACAGCAGTCAGAGCGCCGACAGCTCCCTGAGCGAGAGTAAGCGTAGAAAGCCATTTGATTGTGGAGGTTATCGCAGAACCGAGGATTATTGCGCCGACAAGATTAATGTTGTCTCCTAGAAACTTGAAGGCTGAGCCCAGAGCCGACATCGCTGTTCCGAGAGCCTTCGACTCTAGGAGTTTTCTAAGCGAGTCTGTGATTTTGATTATGCCATCATTCAGACCGCTAGATCCGAGACCGGAAGCAGCCATCGTAAAAGAATTACGCAGACGATTGAAGGCACCTTCAATCGTGTTAGACATCTTCTCAGCAGAGCCTGCGAATTCTACCTGAAGAGAATTAGCGACATCAATAATCGCTCTCTTCATCTTCTCTCCGCTGACGGCACCTTTCTTGAGCGCTTGATCAAGCTCACCCGGCTTGACCATCTTAAGTGCAACAGCAAAACGAGTAAACGCACCGGGAAGGCGATCACCTAGCTGACCGCGAAGTTCTTCTGCCTGAATCTTACCTTTGGACATCATCTGTCCAAGGGCGCGAAACACGCCGTCTACGTCAGCCGTGCTGAGCTGAAGTGCGCGCGCGGCAGTGCTGAAACCGGTGAAAACGTCCTTAGCTTCTGCCATCGTCATGCTGGTTCCCTTGATGGAACCGAGGAAGAACCCGTATGACTTAGCCGTAGAGACTATTTCTAGTCCTAGTTTGTTAGCGAAACCGATTAGAAAGTCGAACTGATATGCTGCCTCCTTAGCAGATCCTGTGGCAGCTTCTAGCTGCGCTTTGATCTGGATGATGTCGTTGATTGCGTTGACAACAACTCGCCCCGCGAGGATACCGCCGAGAGCGTTCCAGGCAGTCTGTGTCCTGTAGAGAGCCGTTTGTAAAAGACCATTCGTCTTAGCGAGGCTCATGAAGCCCTGCTCAGCCTGCTTAGTATTCGCACGGATGTTGATGCTGGAGGGTGCAGATCCCTTCAGTGAGTTGAGAGAGCCCCGCGCAGCGTTGGCCGCTAGAGTAATCTTCTCAAGTGCGCGAACCGTCGCAGCCATTCCAGGTCCAGCTTTGAAGCTGTTTAGGGCTGCCAGGAGACTCATGACGTTGCGGCCAGCCGCAGCGGTAGGACCACGGAAGGCTGAAAGTGCAGCGAGAGTTCCCGCCAGACCTCGAGGTGAGGAATAGCTACTCGCAAATCTCAGAGCATTAAGTACAGAGAGAGTATTCTTTCCAGCCGTGGCGCTAGGACCACGATAGCCTGAAATAGCGGCGAGCAATCCGGCGAGGCCGGTGACACGACCGAGATTGAGAGAGCCAACCGACTTGAGACCCTGAAGAAAGATGATCGCGTTACGGACAGCAGCGTCACTCGGGGCACGGAAGTTACGAAACGCGTCACTCAACGACTTGATGGAGTTAATCGCCGCCTCGCTGACGGGACGAGCGTTCTGCTGCATAGAGGCGAAGGAAGACGAAGCCTTCTTCGCAGCGGCACTGACGCCACCCTCCATACGATCTGCAGCAGCCTTAATCGCGTCGAAGCTCTTGACGATGCGATCTGCACCGGCTTCTGCACCACTACCATCAATTTCTAGCTGATAGGTACTCATTAGCCACCAAGCCTCGCCGGAGGTTGACCCTGAGTATTATCCTTATTCTTCTGTTTCGTACCCCAGTCCTTCATGAAGACCGCGTCGAGTCGCTGGACGTGGTACATGAAGTCATCTCTGTCGTCTGCGTCGTGAATATCGCGGAAGAGACAATAGGCTGTGATGTCGCTGACGGAGATAGGTTGGGGGGAGCCCATGCCGTACTGACGAGAAGTAGATAGACACATAAAACCTTCCCATATCCACTGCAAGTCCCGGAACATCTCAGGCTTGCTGTTTAGTACGGGGAAGAGCGAGGGGTCCTCACCTCTCGCCAGTATGTCTTCCTCCATCTTTTCCAAGTCAGGCTTGGGCTTGAGCTCCCACTTGAGGAGCTCCTCTAGTTTTTTCTAGCGTTCTCCCGCTGTTCCTTCTCGAACGTGGTGCGTTCCATCGCCGCCGTGAGGACGTCGTCACGGAAGTCCGGAAAGCGCTCGACCATTGCGAGAGCATTCTCTTCGCTGAATGGGAACTCTTCCTTGGGATTGTCTGGGTTCGGAACACCCTCCCAGCCGACAATGACGGAGCCGGCGACCTGCTTATTCAGGAGCTGCTCCTGAAGAGAGTCGGGCATCTCGCGATTACGAAACTGTGCGATGTAAGGCTTCTCGAGCTTGCGGCGATACTCGCGCGAAGCCTTGGAGGTGAGCCGACGAACCTGTACCTTGAGACCGTCGCCGAAATCTACCCAGACACCGGACTCTTCGAGACTCCGGTCCGTGTTGTAGCGATCTAGAAAACCAGCCATGAGCATTCCTTCTCTTTCAGTCTATCTTTAGGTCAGCTCGCTCAGGAGGAGACGAGCTGACCTAAACCTTATGCGCTCCGTGTTCGGTTGACAAGTACCTTAGAGACAGTAGTCGAACCGAGACAGAAGGAGAGTATAGTCGCGAGAATTTGCAATGTCACGAAGCGCCTGGAAGCCAAGCGGCGTCGTGAGATCTGTGTCGATGCCCGGAACTTCCGGGAAACCAGAAGTGTACTTGAGACGAGGAATGTCCCAGACCTCTGCACAATTATTGGCGGCGTCACGGAAGGCGATCGTCACGCCCGAAGCCGTGGTGTTCCGCAGCTTGTTGAGAAGCGTCTCGTCACCAAAGTAAGTGGTAAGCGTCCCGGTGATAGCTGCACGACCTAGACCCAGACCAACCGCCCCGGCCGAACCGATCCCATTGCGAGCACGAAGACCATTGTCGAGCGTGAACGCGAAACCGCTGACATAGTTCGGAGCACCCATCGGGGCACCGGCTTCCATGATCATGGGGACGGAATTAGAAGCGTCCAGCACGGAATTCGTGCTGATTGCCTCAGTCGCAGCACCCGCGTCACGAGTGGCGGACGGAGCAGAGAGATCAGCACCCATCCAGGTCAGAGTCGAGGTCACGACACCGCGAGTTTCTGCCGTGAGGCTGAAGGCCGAGGGCTGCTGACCAGAGGCGTACGACCAGCGCTGACCAGCCGCGAGGGTGTACTCCTTCTCGACACGATACGTGAACTGCGAAGTTCCCGTGCGAATAGTGTCACCGTAGTAGACACGAATCGTCTTGCCGGTACCCGTATCGGCCGTGAAGACGCCCTGCGTGATGTCGAAGCTGAGACGATTAGCAGCGATGGCGCTGATGCGAGCGAAACCATTGTTCGCCGCAGTGCCGAACGAATAGTTTCCGCCCTCGTTGGAGATCTTCACCCACTGACCAACGATAAGACCGAGCGTGGTGAAGTTCAGAGTCGTCGAGGTGAGAGCAGATCCGCCGGTGATGGTGGCGACGATGTCTCCGCTAGCACCCTGAAAACCGACGACCTTAGTACGAGCAGTCGCTGGAGGAGAGGCCTCGACCGTGAAGGTGCCGACGATAGTCGTAGCAGTGTTGCCGGTGATGGGGAAGAGACCGTTATTCGCAGCAACGCCGTATCCGGTATTGCGAATAAGCATGTTGGCGACGAAGGCCGTACCAGTCGCGTTATTCTGTGAACCGGCGAGGACCGAACTCGCTGCGAGGGTGATGGCCGTGGCTGAGACGGACGAGATGCGAGTTGCGCTCGCACCATACTCCCAGTGAGCGCCATTGGCAACCTCGGGAGTGCGAAGCCAGTTGTTGCAGAAGAGACCCTCGAGGAACACGTCCATGTTCTCGATGGAGTGCTCCATCGCCATGTCGCCACCGGCATCTCGGCCGGTGTTGATGAGGTCGTTGATCTGACGAGTCGGATCGATCTCCGCCGACACTTCGTTAGTCGGTGTGAAGCTCAACGCATCGGATGTGCGACGCACTTCCTTGTACACGGGATTCGCTGGGGCAACACCGAAGGAAGTTTCCTTGGCGACCCGGAGTGCGGTCCGATTACTGTCCATCAGTAAGGCCTCCTGACTTTGCTATGCCATACCTCCAAACGTGGAGAGATACAAGCGTTATTTTTCGACTAACTGATCCCGATAAAACGGGGCTTCGAACACGTAGCGATCCCAGTTATCGTCAAGGTTCGCAGCGCGAACTTCGTTTGTTGCGAGAACGCGACTGGACGGGGTCTGAAACTTAATTAGCTCACCATCGTCAGTGAGAATCTCCAGCATCTCGTAGGCATCAGCCCACCTATCGGCAAGCTGTCGTGATCTCGTAGTGCCTTGATCCTGTGGAGTGTAGATGTCGATCTGCATGGTACCAAGATGTCGCTTGAAGAAAGTGCGACCGACTCCGTGACGAATGACTCCTCTCTCCACGAGATTGTACACACAGAAGAGGGTAGAAGACGGAGTCTCGAAGGACTGGTTCGGCCACGCGATCTGTTGTCCAACGTCGGGCTCAGCTAGCGTCTTAAAATGCGCTGCGACGGCTTTGCGTTCAGTTTCCTTCGACACGCTTGATAAATCCCATCATGGAGTACTGTAGGAGAGTCTCTCCTCGCCTAGTCATACCGCTCGGCGGCGTACGAGACTTGTGATCCGCTGTTGCATAGGTCCCGTACTCGACATCGCTGAAGTGAGCTAGATTGTTGTTGAGGTAGATGCTCTGAAACGGGTTGGCTCTCACAGAGCTGAGAAGAATCTCGAACTCTTCCTGAACCTTCTGGGCGTTGGCACGGCGTCTAGGCTCGCTTCCGAGAGGAAGATCGCTGGTCTTACCGGGAAGAGCAGGATCTACGACGGCTCCACGAGTGGACGTGTTCGGCGACCCAAGACTCCAACGAAAGTTAACGAGGGTGCGACCGGTGTAGACGGGTGTCTCGAGGATGGACTTCTGCATATCGGTAAGGCCGACCGTCAGCCGCGCAACAAGCGTCTCACGTATGTCCCGCACCGCTTCCTTGCCGAGATTTGAGAATCCTCGGGGTCTACGAAACTTTGATCTCATCATAGCCTGCGCGGTCATGCGCGCCTCGCGAAGATGATGTACAATTCAGGAATAGGCTTTGACATGAGAACGTTCCAACGCTCGCCAGTCTCCATGACGATAGAGTCATTCTCAGTGGGCGTCAGCTCCCCAAGATCTACCGCAGGAACTAAGAACTTCGAGTCTAGTACCGAGACCGGCGAAGCTTCTCGCTCCTGCAACGTGATGGCAGAAGGTAGAAAACGAACTCCCGTGAGAGTAGTCGTAGTATCCGACTTCGTGTCCGTTACAGGATCGTAAGATCCGTTACCGGTCTTACTCGTGTAAGTACCAGTCCTGACTAGCTCCTCCGCGACGGAGAAGGCGGTCTCGACACTACTCGAGACAATATCTCTGAGGCCCTTCATCTAACCTACTATGACCTTACGTACTCGGGTGCCTAACGTGTATTCTCCGAGGCCGCGCAGCGCCAGCAAAGCGGCGGCTGGTACGGGCGCGTTTACCCTAGAGCCTCCATTTTGGGCACTGGAAAACTGAATCTCTATGACATCTACTTTGACGCGGTCCACGCCAGTCGAGGAGGGAGCTGCGAAAGGATCTCCTCGACTGGCGAATACAGCCATCTCAAAAGTTGCGATCTTAACCTTCTTCGGAACCACGCTGTCGGAGATGAGACGCCCCTCATCATCTACGACGAGAGAGCGAGGCCAGCCGAGCGCCTGAGTAGAACTCTTGATGACTCCACGCCATCTGATGAGAGTGTCTAGCTGAGCAGTAGCGGCAACGAGAAGGTTAGCCCGATCTGGCTCTCCGAGATCAGACCAGTTGTCCGAGTAGAAAGGGTGACTGGCGAAATAGTCATCTGCCTCTGCCTCAGAGACGTAGGAGTTCGAGTCGGCGAGACCAGAGCCATCCTCCACTACCAGATCGACCATCTCAAACTCCTTTACACGAACATAGCACTAGAGGGGTCTCTTGACTAGCCTACGATGTAGGCGCGGCCGAAGGGCGAAGCCTGTGGTGCGGACGTTGGGACTACTGTACTCACAGCCATTCCTCCCGGCTCGACAAAAGTTCTAACACCAGAGATTTCGGACACTAGGTATCCGTCGGGAGTGACGTAGACGCGAGTGACTGGTGTAAGGGTGCCTTCAGTCACGTTAAGGACTGTAACTGTCAGAGTGGAAATCTTCGGAGAACCCGAAGCACCCGAGAGAGTTTCAGTTACCTGAATATTGTAGCTGGTCGTTGTCTCGTAGTCCAGACCAGCACCGGCTGCGAGATACACTCCATAGCTCTGGCCAGAGATTAAGGAGAGAGTAAATCGTCCGCCCGCGCTGTCCGTCAAGGCTAGCGAAGAAGCCGGATCAGTGGACGTTATCGTACCAACTAGAATTCCTGGCGCTGCTGTCTCTGGAACGCTGCCTCCAGAAGTCCAACCGAGGGTCTGAAGAGCAACCGCAGGAGTCCACTCAAGAATTATGAGACCTGCCCGACCCGCGCCTCCAGCATTGCCAGATTTTCTCCCGCCTCCTCCACCTCCTCCGTACAGTCCCGCTGCTCCGCCCGGTCCCTGTGAGGTCGCCGCGTTACCTCCGCCTCCCGCACCAGCTTGAGCGCTCGTAGAAGTATCTGTCCAGAACGTTCCGTTAGTAGCGGCTGGAACGGTACCGTTGTTTCCTGTGCCACCTGTAGAAGTGGTCGCTGTCGCACCAGCGCCGGAAGGTCCAGCCGCTCCTCCGCCTCCACCAGAGCCAGAGCCTGCTCCCGAACCACCAGCGTAAGTTTGATCGCCTATCGAGTTAGCAGTAGTAGCTCCGGTCTGGGAGGCAGTACCAGCCGCGCGTACCGTCGTGTTGGAGGTGACCCAAGTGTGAGCTGTTCCTCCGGGAACCGTGACTGTCCCACCTACTACACCGATCTGACAGGAGGCCGTTCCTCCAGCAGTGAGAGCAACATTTGCCTTGCGAGCGTAGGCTCCGCCGCCTCCACCCGCGGCGATCGTTCCAGAACCTGTGCCCGTTCCGGCGCTACCATTCGCACCGGCTCCGATGCAGTGGACGACGTTGTTGGAATTGTTCCAGTCGTTCGGGACCGAGAACGTAGAACCAGAAGTTATGATCTTAAACTTAGGCACGATCTTGTCCTAAGTAATATCAGCGAGAGGATCTACGTAGACTACTCCGCTTGACTTCGCATACTTGACCCTCCAGCGAATAAGCCCTGTCATCCAGGGTGTGAACTGAACTACTAGCTTCTGCGCTACGGGAGAAGCCAGACCTGAAGTATTCCAGGTCGCCGCGTCAGCGTCCTGAGCCGAGACGGTAGCTAGAAGAGACACGGGAGCGTCAGATACGAAATTAGGGATGTATGAGCCACTCGTACCAAAGTACTCGGCCTCAACCCAGATGTCATTGTTATTAAGAGTCACACCGTCGGTAAGAACGTGGACGGTGAGAGTCTTTGTAACACCGACATAGTCATTCCACACAACCCCGTCGTAAGTCTGAAATGGCCTAGTCGGCGTATTGTACGTCGCACCGGTGATCTTCCAGGAGTAGGGAGTAGTGCCGTCGGAAGCGCCTCCTGATCTCACTACCGAATTCTCAGTGTCTAGAATGGCACCCTGCTCTTGGAGTCTGCTGCGAACGAAGTTCGTACCCTCGTAACAGTTCAACATCTCGAATCGCATCGCCGTTGTGTTGACTCCCCAATGCCAGAAGAAAGGGGATGGGAGCTTACAACCATGCAGAAGCGCGCGATAGCCGCTTCCGTTCTGAAACATGGCGCTAGATCCCAGAGGAGTGAAGTCAACCCCGATAAACTCAAGATATGTTTGAGTGAGAGTGGCGAAGAGCATACCCCCGCCACCAATGATAATTCCACCAGGAAAGAAAGAGACCCCGGGATCGTTCCTAATGCGGAACTTGATAGTCTGTAGAACCCACATCGCGGTAGTCGACTGATCACTAGACACTGAGCAATTCAGTAGCTCCAGAATGTAGCCTCCCGGGAAGAATCCGGCGTTAATGGCCGTGTGCTTAAGATTGAATTGACATCTCTCAAAGGTGCGGAATCCCGCTGCTCCACCTGGAAGCGTTAATCTGGTAGCGACTGCAGATCCAACACCGACGTTGAAGATAATGCCGTAGAAGTAGTTAACCGCTCCGCTAGAACCTACATTCACAGTAGCTGTAAGATTAATGACAGCAGTCGTACGAAGATCTGCATCTACAGGCGGGACGCTGCCGCCGCGATCTACGCAGAAGACACGATCAGGGACGTTGGCGGTTCCCTTGAAGTCCAGAGAAGTTGCCGGATTATTCTCAACGTGATCGTGAGCAACGAAGTAGGTGTCTCCAGCCGCAGCAGCGGCATTCGCAGTCGCAGACGTCAGAAGAGTGAAGGCGTTGGTCCAACTCGTCCCGTCACCCGTACCAGTCGCACCACTCCAGACATACCAGTTCGCCATCAGCTAGACCTCTTGACCCAGAGGGTCACAGTCGCCCGCTTGATGTTTGTAGCGGCCCCTGAGACCACCGCTCGAAGGAGGTCACCCTGCGCCAGCCCTGTGCTGCCCCAACCCGTCAGGGACGTGTTCTGAGCCTTCTGAGCGCCGCTCAGACTAGGCTTGGCGGTGCCTGCCACGCTGCTGAACGTGGGAAAACCCGCGTAGGTGCATTTCTGTACATCGATTGTGATACTTCCAGTCACGTCTCCGACGATGGTCCATCGCTGAATAGTTCCCGCGAACGGGAGATCAGGAAGATCGGCCGCTAGAGCATCTGCGATAACCGCACCGCCTCCGTTAAGCTCGAAGACCAGAGCCACGAGATCTCCGGCGAAGGCACTGAAGCTGTCGCTCTGTCTCTGGAGGTCTGGTCCTACGACCTTCACGAGACCTCCTTAAGCGATGACGGTGACGCGGTAGGAGTTCGCAGTAGGGGCGACGGCGAAGGTGACCTGCACCGTGTTGACTCCGTTGGCGACGACGTCTGCAATTACCATCGCGTTCGTCGCCTTCTCCCGAACAGAGACATGGACGTCCTGCGTTCCCAGATTGTGCGTGACGGTTAGCGTCGCGCTCGTACCGTCACCGATGTCTGCACTGAATTTCCGTGCGACGATGGCGGTGTCGACGGAGACGCCACCAGCCGCGACACTGATGCCACCGCCCGCAGCCGCCACGACTGTGATAGCATTCCCGCCGAGCGTGATACCGTTACCAGCGGTGTAGGTGACTCCGGCACCACCGAACTGATTGATCGAGAGCGCTGTGGTACCGAGGACAATGCCTCCGGTATTCTCGAGACGCCACTGCGTCTTACCGTTCGCAGTACCTTCCTCGACGTACCAGAAGGCGCCCGGAGTCATCTCGTTGTTGCTGTCTGCGTCCGAGGCACGAGTCCACGCACCAGCCGCAGCGACATAGACGCCGTTTGCCGAGGCAGTGGTCTGATTCTTGGCAAGAATGCGATCGCCGGCGACGGGAGTGACACCGTCAATCGCACTCAAGCCAGACAGCGTGAGATTCGCCGTCGAGGCCAAACGGACAGAGGCCTTCGCGTCGATACCAGCCGCAGCGTTGTTCACCTGCGTCTGGACGTACGACATCGTAGCCGCGTCCTGAGGGTTGGTAGGATCCGCGAGATTGGTGATCTTCTTGCTATTCCAGCTCACGTCAGCCGTGGGGACAGCGAAGCTGCTCAGCGAGTAGCCCTGAACCGTCGTGGCGAGATCACTGATCGTGGTTGAGAGCTGAGTGCCAGTGTGATTGGCGCGACTGAGAACTGTGGCGAGCGAGCTACCGCCGAGAAGAGCGGAGTCTGTGGCCTTATTCGTCCACGACGCACCGTCGTACCAACGCGGAGCGCCGAGCGCAGTGTCGTAGTACATCTGGCCCGCGACAGGAGTTCCCGGAGCAGACGAGAGCGGATGCAGAGCCGCGTTCTGAAGCTGAAGCTTCGAGAGGTCTAGATTGACAACCATCTTCATGGTCAGTGACTCCTCAGTTCAAGTACGCGATGCCTGACATCGGAATGTCAAACTCGAGTCTCAACAAGTTAGGATCCAAGTACGTAGTCTCAGAGAGAACACTGCGACCGGCATTGTCGACGACAGTGACTGATGGGTAGCGATTCAGGTTGTGCGAGATATTCCAGATCTGATTAGCCGAGGGCTGACTGAACTGAAACGTCGTCTGTACACCGTTTCCCTCTGGACCCTGAGGACCGGGAATTCCCGGTACCCCGTCACGCTTCACGACAACGATAGAAGCCTCGACCTGATTCACCACAGGGCGATTGTCGCCACGTACAAGGGTGACGATAGACTCTCGACGCAGTATGACTGCGTCTGTCACGATGCCCTCCTGATCTTCCCCGGCCAGACTTCCACACCGGGAGTAGTCGTCACATCCAGGAGGCTGAACGAAGTCCAGCGAGTAGAGAAGTCGTTACACTCATCTTCTGTGAGCGTCAACATCTTCCCGCCCGCGAAGCTCGTGTCTACCTCAAGCATCTTATCGACGCGAGTTCCCGCAACGAACCGTAAAGGAACATTCGTTAGGTCGATGGGATTACCGTCAGCATCCTGCATCCGCACAGGAATAAGGAGTCCGCCCTTCCTCGGAACGGTGATGTCCCCATTCTGATCTACTGGAGGAGGGATGGTCGGCACGTATCTCAAACCCTTCTATGAGAAGCGCCCGCCGCAGCGCGACGACTGCGACGGGCGCTCATGCTCCGCAGGCTGGCGGAACCGATTACTTCTTGTCGGCGGCGCCCGACTTGTTGTCTCCGGTCTTGCCTGACTCCGCAGCCTTCTTGTCTTCCGACTGAGCCGCCGAGCCGACGATGCTCTTGTTCGGAACGTTGTCAGCATTCTCGCCGGCCTTCTGGGCGGCGTCGGCTTCCTTCGGACTGTCGGCCATCACAACGCGACCGGCGACGCCAGAGATCTCGGCGACGATCTGATCGCTCGGGATACCCGCCGCCATTCCGGAGCGCAGAGGCGTTGCCGCGATGCGAGCCGCCTCGACGGCACCGTTCTCGACAAGCGTGTACTCACCCGAGTTGATGAGCTCCTTGGCGTCCACCGGGTAGACGTTCTGGCGACGACCCTTCTCGTCCTCGATGGTCACCAGACCGGGAACCATCGCGGAGGGAATCATATTTTCACGAACCGTCATTTCACTGACTCCTTTCCGCCGCGACCGTTACGGGAGCGGGTTCTGGCTGATGAACGCCGAGTAGTTGATGCTCGGGGTCGTACCGCCGAGAACTGCGTAGATTCGGGCGTAAGCCTTCGCAGCACCGTCCTCGCCGATGTTGTTGAACGGGACCGATCGCCGGCCGACGCCCTGACTGTCCTCGCCGATGGACGAAGGACCCGACTCGATGCGAGCCGCGACCGTGACGTCCGTGGCGAAGGTGGGGTCGGACGAGACCTGAAGGCGGAGATCGGCGCTTTCGTCACCGGTCGTGGCGTCCAGCGTCGAGATGTCGACCACGAGCGCCGCACTGACGATGCCCGTACCGAGATTCACGACACGCGGTGAGCCGCCGACGGTACCGGCACCCGTCGAGGTGACAGCACCGGCGTCCTTGAGCTGAAGAGCCGCGTCGAACGTGGCATCCATCTGATTGCGCTTCGTACCCATCTGATGTTCTCCTCTCGGCCTCCCGTTAAGCGACGAGCGCCGCGTTCTTGATGCCGCGGACGCGAACTGCTGCGGAACCGTTGAAGATGCCGAAGCCCGAGTACCACTCGACGCGAGTGCGGAAGAGCGGGAGCTCCTGCAACTCGCCGAGATCACGAACATCCATTCCGCCGTTCTGGATGCCGCTGACGCCGTCGACGCCCATGCTGAGGACGTACACCGACGTGCTGGTGTTCGTGCCGCCGCCCGGACTCGCTTCGTTGAACGCGAGAGGATCGGGGTTGACATTGTCACCGTAGGTCGTCAGCAGCGGCAGACCCGCGTAAGCCGTGACCGGGCGACCGAAGTCATCCTTCTCCAGGGTGATGGAACCGGCGATGTCCTTGTTGTTCCGGGCATTCTTGAACTTGCGCCGGAGAGTGCGGCTCATAAGGATATGAGTCGCGTTGGCGACCCGATCGATCGCCTCGTCGAGAAGCTCGAGCGAGAGTGCGTCGCCGCCAGCGGTATTCGAGCCAGCGGGACCATTCGCACCGGCGTCCATCAGGTTGTAGCCCGTCAGGCGAACCTGGAGGCCGTCGAACTCACGCGGCTGGAGCGTGGTGTCACCCTTGATGAACTTGGCGGTCCAGGCTTGCGACAGCGCCTTGATCTTCATGTTCTCGTGGGTGGAGCGGACCTGATTGCCCATCGTCTGAATGATAAAGCGGTCCACGTCCAGATCGCCACCAGCGATGTAGAGCGTCTCGGTCGCCGGGTTGATGACGCCGACACTCTCCGGATACCCCTCGTTCACGCCGCGGAAGGCGACTCCCGGAAGCTGCTCCTCGCGATTGTAGGCGAGGGCATTGCCCTGGATGTTCTGGAACGGAAGGACACGGAGGATTTCGGACGTGCGAGCAAACTGTTCGATGACGCCAGCGCGGACGAGATTACGAGTCTCGAGCTTCGCGGCCTCCACGAGAGTCATGGGCATGGTCAATATCCTCGTCTTTGCTGCGGCTCGGCCGCGGAGGTGGAGCTCCGTAGGGCTCTACTCACACGTCGATACAAAAGATCTGAGGCCTTGGCAAGCCCCCGCCGCAAAAAACTTTTGGGACTAGCCTAGGAAGCCCTCAGACCCGCGCTTGAGCGCAGGCGCGCTGCCTTGGCTGTGGCGGGGCGCTGGCTGGCGCGGCGTGTTCTGAGAGCGGTTGCAGAGGGTCAAGACCAGCACTATGAGAAGTAGGGTGTAGAGTGCGGGAAGCACTCGGCCCACTACGGCTCTGCTCGGTTACGGCGCTCTCGGCGCATGGTGTCCGGTACTAGCTCACCGTCTCGGAGGAGAAGCCGTGGAGGACGCCGCACTTCGGTCACAGTGACCTCGCGTTTCTCGCAGTGGAGCGTCTCTCCAGGCCTCAGAGTCTTCAGCTTCTTACGTCGGCCCTCTCGGGTGAGATACGTGATCTGGAGATCACGGTTCCCGTCACGAGGATTTGTAATGTGGAACCCCTCACTGGACACGACCAACGCCTTCTAGGAGGAGCCGCCCGACGAGGAGCTAGGCGGCTCCCGCAGTCGTCACCTACCGTTCATGCCGTGTTCGCGGCCGAAATTCATCTTCTCCTCCGGTGACATGTTGGCGAGCTGAGCCGGCGTGAGAGATCCAGCGCCTCCATTTCCGCCACCAGCGCCTCCGCCCTGCGCCTGCTTGAAGAAGAACGGCGAGGATTCCTGGAGCTTCGTGAGCCACTCCAGCGGTTTCATCGGAGTAGCACCGTCGCTGCCATAGACGACGTTTCCGTCGTTGTCCTTCGGGACGAGCTTTCCGTCCTCTACTGAGAAGACGTCGTACGCCTCGCGGAGAATGTGAGTCGTGGCCTCCGGCAGAGCGCCCGACTTCGGGTTGTTGATGGCCGTCATGACCTCGCGGTCGACGATGGAGCGATTGAGATTCTTCTTCAGAGTCTCGTTGTCGGACTTGAGAGCGACATTCTCGGTCTTGAGGCCGTTGAGCTGTCCCTCGAAGGTGCGCTTCATCTCGCCCGTCTTGGCCTCCACGGCCTGAGCGAGAGAAGTATCCTTAACGAGCTTACCGTCAGCGACCTGCTGGTGCGTGTCGCGCAACTCACTGTACTGACTGACGAAGTCGTCAATCTTCTCGACGTCCAGACCGACGTCCGTTGTCAGGCGGCCAACGATGCTCGTGAGGTTGTCGCGCTCGCGACTGATCTTGAGATTGTTCTCGCGAAAATCGTCCAGCTCCTTCTTGGGAACCACGTTCGCGACGAACTTGCCGTCCTTCTCGACTGCGATGGATTTGAGCGCCTCCGGAACTTGATCCGCGGCTTCGTAAATGAGTTCAGGCATTTTCAGTCTCCTAGCAAGGTCGACCCCGCCGACCAAGATCACGAACCCCGCCCGTGACGGATCTCTCTATAGCAGGGTGACGCGCGGCATGACAAGCGCTTTATTTGCGCGCGTTTACGTGAGCCACGAAGCGCTGAAGATGCAGCACAGCCTCCTCCTCGAGACAGGCCAGCATGTAATCACGCTCGGACAGCTTCTCTCCACGCGCTACTGCGAGCGACCTAGAGGAGTCGCTCATCCAATCCGCCAACCACTCGTGAAACTTGTCGTGATCAGCGTTCATCTGCCTGAGTGTGGGATATCCCATCCACTCGGCCAGTGCGCGCTGGTGATCGTAGAACATTGGCTCTAGCTCGCTCACAGGAAAGAACCACCGTCCTCCACCCTCGACGTCAGTGACTCCAGCGGTCCAGACATCCTCAGCGTCTAGAGTCAGAGTGAGAACCCTGAACTGCATCCCAGGCCAGTCCGGATGCGAGACCCTCTGTCCGTGGGAGAGAGGAAGCCTTACCGAGCGCACTAGCTATCGTCACCAGGATCCGGAGTCTTGTCTAGAAGTACGACCTTGTCGACCATGTCGCTCGGAAGATTCACGTCATCGGCTATGATGCGCCCGTCGTGTCCTGAGAGATCGGCCTTCTTCGGGAAGTTCGGATCCGCCGGACCAGAGCTGAACATGATCTTCGCCTTGGTGAGAATCCAGTCTCCCAGGACGTCGAGCAGAAGGACCGCGGTCCAACCCACGCCGAGACCTACGAAGGCAGAAGTGCTGACGCTGAACTTACGATCCCAGATGAGGACGCCTGCGACGAGCATCGCCACTAGGGTAAGCGGAAGCGTTTCGTTCCACTTCTGTGGGCGATTCGTCGCTCGATATTCCTTGTTTACGAATACCCATCTCGCCAGCGCTACGCCCAGGAGACCTACGAATAAAGAGATCATTCCGCTCGGCACTCCCTGTCCGGCCGCGACTACTCCTGAGGAAGCCGCGACTGCGTGATAGTCGAGATTGGTGCGAGCGGTGACCATCTAGGTCACCCGTAGTACGTGATCGCTGCTGCGATTAGAAGAACCGCCATCCCGATCTTGAGAGGGCGCTTGAGCTGTTCCTTGGTCGGCCACAGATGAATCGGCGGTGGTCTCTTCTCTAACTGGAAGTGCATCATCGGCATACCGAGATAACCAGCGAGCCACGCGAGACTCCACGGGATGAACGAGAACATGTCGAGCCAGTGATCTACCTCGAAGGCCATGAATCTCGCCTGCGGCGAGAGTGTGCGCCACAACGCGAAGCGGAAGATGTCCGGCCCCACTCTGAGAAGGACACTGATCCCCACGAGCAGAAGAATCACCCTCAGTACCGTGACGGGATGCTTGATGCCGAAGGGTCTCTCGTACGCACCCCACGCGATGCGCCAGAACCACTCCAGTGTCAGCAGGGTGATCATCAGTAGCGAGAACAGCGTCATCATATAGACTAGCGGCTGACCCTCGAAACCGGGCGGAACGTCTGTGACATAGTTCGCAAGCATCATCCCTCCGGCGGAGCGTTGCGTGGAGTCGGTGGCGCGTTGGCGGGCGACGGCTTCGGCTGCGGCCTCACTCCCGGCTGACTTCCGGCGGGACCGGTGTCCAGACCTCCCGAGGCTGGCGCGGCGGGAGGCTCGTACTGCTGATCCTTCTGTCCCATGAGCTTCTTGAAGTCCTCGAGCGTGTACTCGATCGGGATGACGCCGACCTCGCGAAGCGCGTAGTACATCACGTCCTCGGGGATGTGACCACGCTCGCGCAGAGCCTGGAGTGCTCTCAGCTCGCGACCTGTGAGCTCGGAGCTGACGAACTCCTTGTTGAACTCCACGAGGACGCCGTGATCCTCTAGATCCGGCACCAGCCCCATGATGTCGCCCATGTACGCGACAGCGGTGGACATGGCGTAGTCGGCGGTGAGCGCGACGTCCATCAGCGTGGCCTCGTCGCCCGTCTCCATGAGCTGCCACGCCTCGGAGCTGAGCGCTGCTGCGCGACGCGTGGAGCTGATCAGACGCCCGCCCAGCGACTGCATCTGAAGCTGCTTGGAGTCCACCGCATTCTCGAGGAAGGTGAGCCCGTGACCTGTGAACTCCAACAACCAAGCCTTGGAGTTCTCCTCAAGCTCCCAGACGTTGCTCGGACCAACCGTGAGAGGACTCGGATCCGACAATCCGTTGGGAAGACCCGGCTCACCTCCTCCAGGACCGGAGGTGACGTAAGTCGGCATCCCCGCGTAGAATCGTCCGTGCTCCAGGTGCGCGGTGCTCTGGTAGTGCGAGATATTGATGGTGGCGATGTCCTCCAGCGGCGCGGGACCGATCTGATAGGACGTGTTCGTCGCGTTCACGAATACGAACGGAATGTAGTCGAGCTGCCTTCCGCCGCGAACCGAGATCGGCACCTGCCTGATCATTGGCTTGTCGGGATTAGCGTCGGTGATCGAGGGGCGAATCTCCGTCTGCGAGTAGACGAGCTTACCGTTCACCTCGTCCAGCCGGAGAACTCTAACCAGGAGCTGAGTCTCGGAGGCGTACTCCGTCGTCATCTGCTCCTGCTCGAGCAACACAACGCGATCGACGATCTCCCGATCCTGCCACTCCCGAGTGCGCCACGAGAAGACGTTCTCTGCGAGATAACCGGCGAGATACGGCGACTGCCAGTTGGAACCCTTGAAGTCCGCCAACACACCGAATCGTCCTGTGAGGAGTACCTCGTGAACGAGGGTCCGGCAGAACTCTGCGAAGGGCTTGGCGTCCTGCGTGATGCGCCCGAGCTTGATCTTGCTCTTCATCGCGTCTGGGAGAGTGATCTCGACAGGCTTGCGGAAGATCGAGCCCATGAGTCCGCGATGGGTGCGCCGCACGGCGTTGTAGAAGTAGGCTCTCCGACGATAGACGTCGTACTCGTCGGCCTTGTGAGCGGCTAGCTTTGGGAGGTAGGTCTCTCTCCCGGCCTTGATGGTAGCCTCGCCGTCGTAGCAGTCCCGGATGGTGGACCACATGTCGAATTTGTTGTAGTAGTCGGCGCTTACCGGAATCTCAATGCCGGGAAGAGCGAGCGAGTATGGGATGTGGGGCCTCGGCGTACCGATCCTCTGTGTACGAGCGTAGGCGGAGGTCGCTGGATCTGGCACGTGGGAGGATTCCTGCCGAGTGTATATGTTCGGAGGTGGAGTAGCACGGATGTGGGCGGAGGGACAAGTGACTACTGCGCGGCGGTGCTAGGATCCCCAACGATCTGCCATCGCCTCTGCGATGCCTGGAAAGAAGCGTGAGCGAATCTTCCAGCGGTCGATAGATTCTGGGGTTGGGTCGCGACCGAGCTCGTCGCGATTGACGTAGGGTGGAGGGATGTAGCGGGTGTGACGGAGAGGGTTCAGGTTCTTGAGGCGCAGAGTGAATGTCTTGGCGTAGGGCTCGCCGAACTGCCAGGGATGAATCGTCTGATGATGAGGGATGTTCGTGAATCGTCGTATGACTCCGGGCGGATTCTCTATGCAGATGCGCTGGATGGGAGCGTTCCAGAGGGCGAGGAAGAATTGGATGGCGTCGCGGGTCTTGGCGATGCGGGTCGGGTCCTTGAGACGACGATGGTATCCGGCCGAGCAGAGATAGGTGCACGGCGGATGGGCGATCATGAGATCCCAGGAGTCGTTGAGATGGTTGAGGACGTCGTTCTGGATGTGGGGTCCGGGAGACTCCGTCGGTGACAGGTCACAGCTCCAGGCGTCGTGGCCTCTGGAGAGGAAGGCGTCGCGAACTATGCCGGAGAACTCACAAGCTACGAGGATTCGCATCCGACAGCGGTAGCACGGCGAGAAGAGACTGACAATATATTTCGAATTTTCGAGTCGAGAATTTAAGATTGCGCTCACTGAGGCCCGCGTGGGTGGGCGGGCGTATATGGGGCCAAGGTACCATAGCGCCTTGGCCGTAGCCGCCCGCAAACGCCTGCTAGGGCGCAAAGCAATGCCGCCCGCTACCATGTAGCGGGCGGCACGTTGGCATGGCTTGGCGCGCGTTTAGCGGGCGCGCGGCCAATGCGGCGCAACGCCGTTAGCAATGCGCGCCCATTGCCGCGCCAAGTAAGCGGCGCGCAGCTTTGGGCTATAATTGGCAAGCTGCGCGGCCATGCTGCGCGCTTGGCCGTAGCGGCGCGGCGCATAGGGCGCGGGCGCATAGTGCCAAAGGGCGGCGCGCATGTAACTGGCTTGGCGCGGCATGGCGGCGGGTTGGGCTTGGGTTGGCGTAAACATAGGTTTGTTACCTTTGCGTTAGGTGGCGGGTTGGCGCGGCGGCAACCATTGCCGCCGCGCCCGTTAGGCTAGGCTAGCGCCTTGCTAGCTAGGCCATGCTGTGGGCGGCAAAGCCCGTTAACGTAACCTTGCGCCCATTTGGCCGCTGTTGCGCTGTTAGGCGTTACGTGCACGCCTAGCGCCTTGGTTGCGCCCATTGCGGCCATAAGCTGCGGGTTGCCAAGTATGGCGGCAACAATGGCCGCGCCCGTTGCGCTAGTGCCGCCGTTGGCTGCGTTGGCAAGCGCAACGGCTGTTAAACCCATAGCCGTTGCTTGGCCGTTGCGCCCAATGCCGCCCGCTACGCCAACAGCCGCCTTGCCTAGCGCCGTTAGCGTAAAGGTAGCGTTGGCAAAGCTAGGCGTTAGGCTGTTAACAGCCGCGCCGTAGCGCTTGGCGCTAGCTGGCGCATTGCCAAGCTTTGCCGCAACCGCTGGCGCGGCGGCAATGCCCGCGCGCCCAATAATAGCGGCGGCGCGCAGCATGGGCGCCACCTTTACGGGCGCGGCATTGTTGGCGGTGTTGGCGGTGTTGTTGTTGTTACGTGCCATGTTGTGTTTGCCTTTGCGTTAGGCCGCTTGGCGGCATTGCCAGCGGCGGCATTACATATGCGCGCAGCATGGCAACATGGCAACATGGCATTTGCGCCAGGCGCGCCCGCCAAGGCGCTTTTGCGCCAAACTGAGTGTTTTACGCGCCAAGGCGTTACAGAGGCCAAGGTACCACGCCTTGGAGCAGGAGTGTGGAGCGACACGACCAGATCTTCGTCAAGATCCTGATCGGCGCTACGTTTGTAGCGTGATCTTCGTCCAGATCCAGATCGTGATCCAGATCCCTTATCAGATCCATCCCGTCAAACGACGACGTCCGGCGACCTCACTGCCGAGGAGGAACGGGGAACTCTGCGATCTCGCTGAGCCGACGAACCTGACGACATTCCATGACGTTCGGCATCTCGCGCGTGAGCAGCGTGGCGTTGTCGTCTCCGCAGCCGTAGGCAACCCAACGCACGTCGCGATCCTGCGCGACGACCTGAGCGTCGGCGAGCTCGCTGTTGAGCGGAGCGGGCTGGAGCTGTGAGCCCATGAGGAAGCCAGCCGACAGAGCGACGACGGCGACGAGGCCCAGAAGGCCGGTGCTGTGACGAGTGACGCGCATTGCAGATCTCCTTTGCTTGCCTGCAAATGTAGTATTCAGTCGTGGCCCTCGCCCGCCAAGCCGGGATTGCTCCACCGGAGGCGTCCGTCGGCGAGCGTCTCTCTCAGGCGATCTGTGCTCGTGACCATCGTCCTCTCGTTCTGCTCTCGTATGAGGCTCTTCCAGAAGTAGTAGTCGTAGCGATCGCTCTTACTCAACTGATAGATGTTCGTGATCGTCCGGCGATAGGGATGCCACTCCTCGCTGAAGCCAATCAGAACGATCTGGCGACCTTCTTCCTGCGACTCTCCTCTCGTCCTCACAGCGACGCCCTCCCGTTCTGAAAGGCCTCATAGAGCGAGAGAGCGCGACCGAACTTCTCCTCGTCCGGAAAGCGTCGGAAGGTCCGAACCATGACGCTGTGAGGAAAGGCCCAACACTCGGCAGGCTCGTCACCGTAGCGCACGATGATCGTGTCTTCCTCCTCGCCCTCCAGACGTTCGATCCAGACGTCGTGCGACTTTCCGCCGAGGCTGAAGGTGCCGACGAACTCGTTGTCGTCCTCGTCGTGGCGATGGAACGGATTGGTCTTATGGACTGACATTTGGATTACTCCTACCGACTCAGCATAGAGTGCTGATATTATCCAGGACGCCGAGGCCGCGAGCGTACACCTTGTCGCGAATGGCGTGAGCGACGATCGCCTTGCGAAACCCGCGCTTGGGAAGCTGCGAGAACGGAAGCTCCACCATCACGTGCTCGCCTGTGTGACACAGGATGCCGTGACAGTACGAGACGTCCCACGCCGGGAAGCCGGGATCACTCAGCAGGCGGAGCCGAGTCACGCGCAGGTGAGGCTCGCTCCAGTCGACGGTGCGCGCACCCGACCACTGAGCGTGATACTCATTGCCCGAGCCGTACGGAAGACCGTTGGACTCGCCAATGGCGGGGCGATCTACGAGATGCATTGTGACCTCCTTCTGCTGCCTACCCTTGCAGTGTACGGTCGCGTCGCTCGGCGCGCAAACGCAGACTACTCCGCTTGTCGGGCACGACCTGAGGCCGCTTGCTAGGCGACCGCAGGGACATGGCGACCGGGTTGCGCCGCACGGCCTTACGCCGCGCGGAAGGAGTGCATTTGACACAAGACATAGGAGTCCTCGTCCTTTGAGTAGCCCGCCCAACGCGAGCCGTCGGTGGCGGTGATGGCGAAGGCGCGATAGTTGCAGAGATCGCCGTAATGACCATACCCGACGAAGGTGCCGAGGAACTCCACCTTGGCGACGACTGGATTTTCCACGGTGGGATGTGGAACACCCTGTTGATTGTAGAAGTCGTACGCCGGATAGAGGTCGCGCGCGAACCGCTGGCCCTTACGACGAGGGACGAAGCCGCCCTTGGCGAAGACTGAGTTGCAGTGCGCGACCTGCTCGGGCGTGAGCTCTGCCTTGGACATTTAGACCTCCTACTGCTGCATACCCTTGCAGCATACGCTCGGCGAGGTCCGGCGCCAAGCGTATGCTGCTCCCGTGGACTGATCTTACTGCCACACCGGAGGAAAGTCGTCCGGATCGTGGAAGCCCTCGTACGGATCGTAGACTTCGCTGAGCTCCAGCGAAGCGATCTCCTCCGGCGAGGACGTCAGGTGACGATTGGCTCTGGCGAAGTTCTCCACATCCTCGGCGACGCGACGAGCGAGGATGGCCTGCACCGCGCGATACTCGTGAGTGACGAAGCGCCGATGGAAGAAGCGGCCATTCTGCTCCTCGAAGACCAAGCCCTCGTCGGTGTTGATGGCGAACTGCACGGCTTATCTCCTGCTACTGCCTGCCTACCCTTGCAGTATGCAGTCGCGGCGCTCGCTAGCCAAGCGTGGACTGCTCGGCTAGCGAGTTTGTTGCAGGTGTGGATTACTCAGCCTGCCACTGCGCGAGGGGCGTAACGACGAACCCTGGAGCGCTGTTGCCCGCGGAGCCGCCGAGGTAGCACTGATAGAGGATCTCCCCGTCCTCCACGTCCTCGCGGCGCTCTGCGATCAGGCCGTAGTAGCCGGAACCACCCGCCGCATACGTTAGAGGAATGAGCTCCTCGAGCCGCTGCCTGAAAGGCCAGTGGATCTCCGGATCGTCGCCGTTCTCGTGATCGCTGAACAGGAACAGCTTGAGATCCGTGGGGCAGTGCTCCAAGATCTTATCCGCGAAGGCGACCATCTCCTCGCGATTGGTACCGTCCGGATCAAAGTACCCACCACAGAGAAAGTCCTTGAGCTGACTGCGAGCGACTAAGTACATGTTGCGACTCCTACTGCCTGCCTACCCCTAGCATACAGTCGCAAAGCTCCGGCCGCTAGCGTTGAGTACTCTTTGTCTTCTCGTCGAAGAGCTTAATCACACTTTCGGTTGAGTTAATGCTCGCTCTCAGATAGACGCGACAGAGAAAGCGCATGATCTGGCGACGATCCTCGCTCATGTTGAGCTGATCCATCGCGGTCTCCATACGACCGACGTACAGAGGCCACCTATCCTTCTGCTGTACTCCCGCCATAGCATCTTCGTACGGCCCGATGGCGGATCCGCAGACGACTTCTGTCTCCTCGACGAGAGTATCCTCCGGCGACATAGTCGGGCTGACTCCAACAGCCGCGAGTGCTAGCACAATCCCGATCATCCATCGTCCTCCTCGTTCTTGCCGAACACTTCCACCCACTCCTCGGGCGTCGCACCAGACATCAGGAACTCGCGCTGGTCGGCGCCGAGGTCGGGGAAAATATCCTGCGCCAGACCCTCGCGGCGATCCCAGCGAGCGAGCTGCCCACGCGTGATGGGGAGCGTCATCGCGTTCCGCCTCCCGGTGAAGATACTCGTGCGAGAAACGGTCAGGCGACCGTCCTCACCAACGACCTCGCGCTGCGCGGGGCGCAAGAGACCCATACGTTCGCCAACACTGGTCATGGGGTAGTTCCTCCTTGGTTGCTGCCTACCTTCCGAGAGTACAACGCACTTGCTCGCGTAACAAGCGCCTACGTGGTCTGCGGGGAGCCGTCGGGAGAGAGATCCTACGGACTCCCCGCATCCCTGCGTCGAGAGCGTTGCCCAGACTCTCGACTCAAAACTATCTGGCGACCTAGCCGATGTTGACGGACAACTTAGCACCAACAAGCACGACGTTCTCCATTGGAACGTGCATGGCGCGAAGCTCTTGCTCAGCGGTATCGTGCTTGAAGAAGATTGTTCTCTCGCTGGGACCCTCGAACGCCGGATTGGATCTAACGCCTCCTGCGAGAAACAGCCTTGTTCCGGGGCGCTTCGCCACGACAAGGTCTTCACGGTTGATAAGCGCCATAGGGATTCTCCTGCTCTAACCCGATACTCCCCTTACGCACCGGATAGTACCGTTATACAATGGGTTAACTCTCGCCCAAAGCCTCGGCGGCGAGGATTAACCCATTGTAACTCAGGCTTTAGCGAAGATGCCCTGCGCTGGAGCTCGTCCCGCCTCCGAGCGGGTTGCTCAGGTTAACCCGACCGCCAGCCGCGTGACCGTGCTGATAAGCCGTAGGATCCGCCGCCATGTTGCGACCGCTGCGAGCATTGACGAGCTTGATGCCAAGCTGGCGCTTGAACTCCTCTGTGACGAGCTGGTCCTTGAGAACCATCAGCGCCGTGCCAGTGGCGACACGAGTACGCTCGTCGCGCTCGCGCTTCATCTCAATAAGACGATAATACACTCGATTCGCGAAGCCAGCACGGAACGACATGCGCTTCTTCATGGAGTAACCGTGAACCTCCATGTAGTCGGACCAGTCGCGGTCCATAGCCTCGGCACAGATCTCGTAGAGATACAGAGCGATCTCCAAGTCGTGCGGAGTGCCGAAGAACACGTACTTCCCGGCGTGGCCGTCGCCCGACTTCGTGTAGGCGATGATGCCGCAGAAGTGCTTGATGCCAACCACCAGCGTACCCGCGAAGTCGTCAGCCGCGAAGACCTCGTTCTTGCGACACATGGAGGCATCCTCGCGGACACCGACCTCGTCGATGCTAAGGTCGTACTCCTCGAGCAACTGACCGAGCTTCGCAGCCGCGGACAGCGCCTCCTCCTCGGAGCATCCATTGTCCTGCGTCTTCTGCTGAAGCGCCTGGATCACACGCTTAATGCGCTGGATCTCCCTCTCTGACCTCTCGCTCATGCTCCCAGTCTCCCTCTCTCATGACAGATGGCGATTACCGCCTCCTCGGTCTCCCGATCTTCCTCGACCCACGCCGAGATCCAGAGCAGCGCCGACACCGTACCGAGAGGATACGGACAACGATGAAGCTCCAAACCTCTGATGTGCGCCGCGCGACCCTGAGTAGTCGCCATTGGTACGTTCATCTCCGACAACGGCATGACAACCTCCTGCTGCCTACCCTTTCAGAATACGGTCGTACTTCTCCGCGGGCAACTACGGACTGCTCAGCGCTGAGCGCTTCTTGGGTCAGTCCAATGAAGGATGCCGACCTTCTCGTGAGGGAACGGATCGGGGAAGGACTCATTCCGAGCGCGGCGTAGATAGACCTCGTAGGTCTTCTCGTCCCCGCGATCTTCCATGAGTACCGCCTTGTAGGAGGTCTCGTCCCACGTGCCGTCGCCGAGCTTCTTGGCGATCGCTCTTCCGGGCGAGGAGTCGAAGCGAACGAACTTGGTCGGCTGACCGTCGACGGTCGACATGAAGCGCATTGAAGCCATGATTATAGTCCTTCTCTTACGATGAGTGCTGCATACAGCATGACGGTGATTAGGGCGAGCCCTACGCGATATACAGCTCTTATGACTGCTGTCTCTCCAGCGAAGGAGCCCATTCCCAGCGAAATCGCACTCGCCGTGAACGCGAACAGTAGAGAGATGCTGACGACGGGCGACATCAGCTCAGTCTCGCTATGCGGCTCTCGAACTCTTTCCACGCGTCGGCGAAGCCGTCCACGCCCGAGCTCTCTTCGTCGCTATGATAGGAGCCGTTGTGGCAACCACCCTCGATCATGTTCGCCGTCCACACGACGTAGTCCGGACCGCGCTGGCACAGCACGATCGCGTCACGCGGATGACGACACGACTGGAAGAAGTTGACGACCTCGTAGCCGAGTGACTTTGGGAACGACGGGATCGCGGTTTGGAACGCGTCGCTTAACAGAGCCCTACGCATGGGGATAACCTCCTTTGCCCTACCCCTACACCCTAGCGCGGGCCTGCTCCAAGCGCCAGCGCCGAGTTATCCACAAACCGAACACCCGTAAAGCACTCCTACAGCGCGGCGGCGGCGCAGGGCTACCGCTTACCCTAGGGCCTGCCCCAGACGCGCTCGAGGAGCGCTCGAGGGCGGTCGAGGGCCGTCGCACAACGCGGGCCTAGCGCCCGCCAGCTACCAGCCGCAGATAACTCTCTCTCTTCTCTCAAGATCAAGATCCCTTGTCCAGACGTGATCACACTGTGATCACAGACGCAGATCAAAAAGAAAGCCCGCCGCGACTCGGACAACATGGCGAAGCCGAGCCACGACGGGCGACTCCCGGCCGAGCGTAATGCCACGCCCGACCGGGAGGTAGGTGTTAGCCGTTGGCCGCGAGCTTGCCCTGCGACTCGGCCTTGTTGACGTTGGACTCGCCCTCGGTCACTTCCTCGCGGAGTGCCGGAGCCTGTTTCGTCGGGTGGACGCCGGCGATGTTCTTGGTAATCGCCGTGTTCAGCCAACCCTCGGCCCAACCGATCGGCGGCAGCGCGCCGCCGGCCGAGTCGCCGCAGTAGTGCGACCGCTTGTTGCCGACCTGCATACGACGCAGCTTCGTCGCCACGACGTAGGCCGGGATGCCAGTGCGGCCAGCCGCCTGGACGATCTGCTGGATGGTGCCGTACACGGAGCCCTGTTTGAACTCACGCTTGTTGGTACCAGGGACGAGCATGGCGCGCTCGTGCTTCCAGCCCTTGGCGGTGGGGAGACGCTCGCCGACCGCGGCCGAGTGAACGTTGGCGTACTTCCGCGGATCCGCCGTAGCGATGCCGCTGAAGTCGTCGAACTCCACGTCGTCACCGATCTTGGTGACCGGCACATCGGCGAACGGGTCAGCCGCGACCGCGGCCTCCGTCGCGTCGGTGGCGTCGCCCTGCGACTCGGTATTGTCGGCCTCGTGGGCCTTACGCTGTGACTTAGACATAACCTTACACTCCTTGCTGTTGACCGCCCTTGCCGTGGCGGACCGGCAACCTTGCCAGCAACCCCTATATGCGCCAGCTTCTCTCCGCGGTAAACCCCAAAACGATCCGCGCAGAGCACTTTAGCCAGAAAACTGCTCCAGACCGTCTTGAGCCTTTACGCGCGTATATAAGGCCAGCTTGAGTCGCTCTCCAGCTCCGGAGAGCAGTCCACACCTCCGGAGAACAATCTACACTTGCGCCACGGAGCCTAGCGGGCGCACTATGGGTTAGCAGCAAAGGTGGTCAAGTACGATGTCCAACTATACGAACGTTAAGGTAGGCATAAGTCTCCTCAAGGACGGCAACCTAAAGGACAACCGACCAGCGTGGTGGGTCATTGCCGTCGCGATCTTCGGCATTATGTTCCTAATCCTGGGCTGAGCTGAGGCATGGCTCAGGTAGTATCGTTCGCAGAGGAGAGCTGTTGGGACGGCGAGCGATTCAGATCCGTCCGGCGAGAGATAGTCTTCGTCGTGTCAGGCTTCGCGATAGTCCCAGGACAATCAATCAGGCGAGAATTCCGCGCAGACTTCGGCCTCTGGTACGATCTGGAGGACGAATGGTTGATCGAGATCCTGACGAGGGAGATTCCCGAGGTCGACTGGGGCCGCTTCGTCTTCCACAAGAAACTTGATCACTCAGCGATCTTGATAATCGACGGAGAGCAGCTCCCGGGAAAGACCGTGGGCTCCATCTACCCACGCGGAAGGACCAGACAGAAGTTGTCCGGCGAGATTGCCGGTGGTAACGTAGTGCCTATCAGGAAGGGGTATGAGTATCGTGCCGAGAGACTCGCTCGAGAAGAAGCAAGAGCGGAGAGAAGACGTCGCGCGACTGATCCAAAAGCCGACTGATCTAGCTGAGAACCTTCTGGAAGATCTGGCGATGGCCGAGAGTGCCTCCGGCGGTCGGATGGGAGAGATTCGGCTTAGCGACGGCCGATGGGTTCGCGCGACTTGGAACCTCAAGCTAGAGAAACTCGCTAGGTAGGTCGAGATGGCTTATTTTCACTCGCAATTCGTCCGCTCCAGAGGAGGTCGACGAGGTCGGCTAATGCGGAGAGTGGTTGGAGAGACACTTGAGGAGATGTCGAGCGCTGCACGACGTTGGTCCGAGGTAGTCTCGATCAACTGGCCTCGCCGGACGAGGGATGCCTACAGATCCAAGTCTATCCCGACGCTCTACGTGGAGCATGAGCACGAGAGTGAGATTTTAGAGGCTCTAGACTCCGTCGAGGTCCCAGAGACGTACATCTCGGTCCTTACGATGATGATTCGGGAGCAGTTTTTCAATGAAAAGTGCGGCGGGCCGACTCCGGAGAGCGCTAAGTTCTTCGAGCAGGAGATACGCGGAAAGACGATTCTACTCCTGAGGGCTGGCGATTGGATTGACGAGCCATCAAGTCTCAGTCTCAAAAACTTGAATAGTAGACTCGAAAAATTGGATCTCGGTCGGCGTTCTGATCTAAACTTCAGCTCCAACCCAGTCCCTATTGACCGAGTGCAGAAATACGATCCGGACTTCAAGAAAGTTGGGAAGAAGGGAAGCCGGTATTCCACGGAATCTGGGATTGAGAACGACACACCCGACTTTGAGACTCTCTACCGAGATGGATCTACCGAGCAGCGCACAGAAATTCTCGAGAGTAGACCCTGGATGCGCTTCATGCTGATCGAGAAGTACGGCGAGCCATAAATGGAATCAACCCCGCCGCATCTCCGGAGAAACGCGACGGGGTCTTTTCCTTGCTGCGATCCCTGGCGACGTGCCAATGGAGCATGTTCGACCTTAACCTAACGGCGCTCACCTGACAAGCCTGAAATTAGCTTCCAGTAGCGTGGGAGCGGACCTATCGTGCCGGCTCCCACGCTACTGATTTTGTATCTC